TGGTCAGCTCAAATCGGACTGGTACCGGTAATGGACCATCGTTAGTGATGGTCACTGCGTTTTTAGTTGCCGGCACATCAACACTGACACTTAATGCGGCATAGTCTAAATAACTAACAGTCGGTGTAGTCGCATCGGCATCATTGGTACCAGTCAGTGCATAAAAATAGCCGTCTGTCATAGCGGCAGTGGCTTCTTGGCCAGCGAAACTATAGGTATTTTTTTCCGGCTTGCTTGCGGTATTTGACTGAGTTCCGATCCACTCAGTACCAGACCAAGTCTGCACTTTAGTGCCATACCCACTAGCACCGTGACCGTAGCTCCACACCTCGATGTAAAACTTCTTGATATGATCGCTCAGCCACGCTAGCCGCTCAGATAATTCGATCAGCCCTAGCCGCTGCCAAAACCCTGGCATCTGTTGCTCAATCGCATTGATTACGTCAAAGCGCATCACTAGTCGTGTCGAGTTGCCGACGTCAGTCCGCGTGTAGGAGCCACTAATGCCATCTTGCTTAGCCAACTTGTTATAGTTTTCCTGTTCCCATTCCCACCATAGTGAGTCTGGCTTACGATTTTCGATTTCGTGCCATTCGGCACCATAGATCATATTTGGATTGCTACTAAAATCACCAAAGATCTTGTTAGCAAAATCTAACTTAAAATCATAAGTCCCAGCACTGGCGACTGCAAAGCTATCCTCCCGCATGGCATAAGCAAACGGGTCATTGCACAGGATAGTAAAAGACGACACCACCGAATTACTACCACCCGGCACCGCTTCGATTTCCGATAACGTACCGATAAAATATTTCGTCGTGTCGTCTAAAAAGTAAAATTTATTGTCTTGACCTTGCAGCAAAGCGTTGAGCTGATAAAATATCTCCCGGAATCGTTCGGTTGTTGCTGCGGCCACTTGATATTTAATTGTGATCTCACGGGCTGGATAACGCCGTGAGCGTAGTCGTTCACCGTTCTGATTACCAACTGTCAGCGTGTCTAGTGACTGGCCTAATAGCTCGCGCCCTTGTACTTGTAAGGTACGATATTCTGGGATCTCGCGTTCAAACAGCTTCCCATTAAAGACCATCGCCTCAGCCGGCCAAACGGCCTCATCGGTGCCCGTATACGGGGATAGATCACGAAAATTGTACACATTACTTCACCTCAAATTTAATTAACTTCTTCTACCATAGATCCGGTTTGTTCGCTGTGACCTTTTAGCTAGCTCACTCTCCATTGGTTCTGCAGTAATCCGCGCCACTTCCTGACCGTCTAAATTGACAGGGACTTCAACTGTAAACTGCTTCTGCTCAGCATAATTAATTTGAGAGCTAACTGCAGCCTGTAAATTTGACTGTAGCTTTTTAGTTCCAGCCATAAAATTATCTAGATTAGAGGCATCATAACTTGCTTCAAAATCAACTGTTGGCGTATCAGGTACTGCAGCGCCAGCTAATTGTTTAGCAGCATCAGTCACCAGTTTTAGATTGTCTAAAATACCAACAGCCAACCCGGCAGCAGTATAGTAGCCGACTTCTTTTTTCATCACACGAGACGGCGAATGGATACCTAGGGCTGATTTAGCAGCGTTTAGGGCACTCTTAGCCATATTTGCAGCAGCTTGTACAGCACCACCGATAGCACCAGTAATTCCTCTTACAAACCCATTTACAAAATCAGCACCAGCAGACGCCATTCTGCCAACATACCCAGTTACAGCCTGGTATGCTCGCGAAATGCCGCTAGAAACTTGACTGACAACTCTTGAAAATGTGCTGCTAACCACGGAAACAATCGAATTCCAGATATTCGACATTGTGCTAGCAATGCTACTCATAACACTGGAGATAATGCTCCTAGCTGCATTGATTCCAGATGAAATAACCGATCTAATGCTATTCCAAACAGAGCTAGCAACAGATCTAATGCCATTCCAAATTGATGTCCATACGCCCATAATTCCATTTAAAACTGAGGTGATAACGCCCTCAATACCATTAATCACTGAAGTAATCACAGACTTAATTCCGTCCCAGATGGATGATGCAACACCCTTGATGGCATTCCATGCGCCAGACCAATTGCCAGAAATTACATCTAAAACTGCGGTAATAATACCGGAGACAACATTAATTGCTGTTGTCACCACAGCAACAATGACATTCCAAATCGTGCTTACAACAGCCGAGATCACTCCCCAAGCTGCTGTCCATAATGCCGAGATAACGCCCATCGCCGTTGTAATGACTGCCTGAATCACGGCCATTACTGTAGTGATCACAGTCGAAATTCCGTTCCAGATTGTAATCGCAGCCGTCCAGATCGCAGTAAAAATTGCAATAATGAATGGACCAAACAGCGCCCAAGCAGCTTCCAAAATCGGAATTAATGCGGTAATAATTGAGCTAAGCCCTGTCCATATTGCGGTAGCCACCGTCACAATTCCAGTCCACAGAGAGGTGAAAAATGGACCGACTAGATTCCATACTGTCATGACCATTTGCACAATGGTCGTAAACACAGTCACAAGCGTATTCCAAATTGTTGTCGCAACGCTAACTATCGTTTGCCATAACGTTGCAAAGAATGGTCCAATAACTGTCCATGCGACTTCTAGCGCCGCAATGACAGTTTGTGCAACAGTTACGAGTGTGTTCCAAACGGTAGTAGCAACCGCTACTACTGTCGTCCAAATACTAGCAAACCAAGTTGTAAACGCAGTCCACGCTGCTTGCAGGGTGCCTGGAATTGAGTTGACAAAGTCTCTAAACCAAGCAAACTTGTTGTAAGCAACGATGACAGCGGCAACCAAAACTGCAACTGCTGCGGCTGCAGCAACCCACGGTGCTGATAATAAAGTCCCAACTACCGAAGCTATAGTACCCAACGCAGAAAATGCTTTTGAGAGCACGCCAACAACTGTAAGGACGCCATTTATAACACTGACAATTGTTTTAAAAACCATAAACGCTGCAACGACTGTACCAATAATAGGTGCAATTGCATTTAAGCCTTTAGCTATAGATGCCAGCCCCGTGCCCATTGTTTGAAAAACGCTAGAGGTGGCACCCAAGCTGACCATTTTAGCTATAACCTCCGCAAGGATTACGCTGATAGTTGAGATCACAGTCCAAACCGTCTGAGCAATAGTCACAATGGCACTCCATGTAGCGGCTGCACCACCAGCTTCGACAAATGCACTGACCATTTTTCCAATTCCAGTGATAATTGTTCTTACTATATTAATAACACCGTCTAATGCTGTCTTGGCAGCACCAAAAAAGGCAGTCCAGTTAACACTGACCAAAGCAGTAGCTAGTGTATTGCCTATTGACTCAGCAATTGCGTTAATTGACGCAGAGATACTGTCCATCCCCGCAAATGATTTAAGAAAATTGGAAATAGCAGTTTTAGCCGCTGCGATTGCAGGACCAAAAACCGAATTAAACGCGTCACCAATCACTTTGACTGCGTCCTGTAACTGCGTACTTTGCTGATAAGCCTTAGCCAAAATTGCAACTAAAGCAACAACTGCAGCCACTCCTAGCATCACAGGATTAAAACTTATCCCCGCAATGGCTTTCTTTAAATTGGTAAACATTGCTTGAACAGCGACTATTTTACTGGCACCCATAATCGCGGTAACTAACATCGCAATTGCTGCACCTGCCGCCTTAAGAATGCCGTTCCATGGGATAAATGCTTGCCCAAATGAAGTGATTTTAGTAATCACTGCAGGGATCACTTTAGCAACTTTGCCAAGTGTATTTTCAACTAAACTCCCGAACGCACTTATTGCCGCTCCAATCGTTGGTAAATGATTAGCAGCCAATCCCTGATCAATTGCCTTGATAATATCGGCAACACCACGAGTTGTTGCTGTCTTAGCGTTAGCAATCGAAGTACTGATACCAGATGTTGAATCTTTAGCAATCTGTGCCAGTGACTTAAGTCCACCGCCACCGTTTTTATCTAGATTGATCAAGGCATCTTGGAACGTTCCGACGCTGATACTGCCATCACTTAATCCAGCTTTTAACGCACCAGTTGTCGTCCCCATTTGCCGAGCAATGGCATTCAATGCTGGACCTAAACCGTCATTAATCATACTATTCCAAGTGGCGGCATCGACCTTACCATTAGAAAAAGCCTGTGAGAGTTGCACAACTGCTTCTTGTACTTGCGCTGTGCTACCGCCAAAGCCGATAATCCCATCGTTCATCGCTGACCAAATTTTTTGCGATTTCCCAATATCATTTGTTGACGCGGCTAGCAATTCAACACCAGAAACGGCCTGATCTAATGGCGTTGGCAGGCCCTTGATACTAGCCTGTAGACCGTCCATCATTTTCGCCGTATCACTAGCAGAAAAACCCATATTCTCAAAGGTTCGGTTGGCGTTGTTCAGCGTATCAATCCGCGAAATGGCGCTTCCAACAGAGGACTCAACTAAATTGACTGCCGCAGAAACGGCCTTAAAAATACCGATTCCCGCCGCAATTTTCCCGATGGTACTCGTTGCGGTCTCAGTCGCTTTGCTTAAGCTATCCATATTGGAAATACCGCTACGCATGGTCGATGAAAAGTTCTTATCGACCGCGGATAACACCGCTTCTACGCTATAAGATTCAGCCATAGTTAACCTCCCTTCTTAGTTTTCATTTTTTCAAACTCGATACGACGCTGATTAAAGACTTCAAAGGCTTCAAGCTTTTTAGCATGCTTGCTTTCAATTGGTGTCTTTGATTTTGGCTCAAAATAATGCGTAATTTGTTCTTCTTGCTTTTCTGCATCGAAGAACTGATCAAAACGTTTATATTTTGGCTTGGGATGCTTTGCCGAACCAGTCTGTGCTTTAACCGTTTGATTAAGCCAGGACTGCATCGCAATCAGGCGCTGTTCATCAACCTGTTTAAGTTGATAAGCTTCTAAACGTAAATAATATTCACTTAAGGTCATACGATCGACTTCAAGCAGATCATTCATTCCAAAATAACGTAATGCATTAAGTTGTACTTCATGAAATTGCTGATCAACCGTTCGCGGTTCTGTGGCTATAGCGCCAGTTTCTTGACCGCGAGCTTGGTTAAATTTGATTCTTCTAACGCTTTCCATGTTTGGTCAAAAACCTGTTCCAATTTATCAGTCGTTGATAAAAATCCTTCTAAGTCAGCAACAGATACGCGTGCTTTTTCAGTTGCATTGGCCGCACGAAGTACATCAATTAAGGCCAATGTATCAAAAGCCTTTAATGCGGGAGCTGTTACCTGAAGACCCATACCGATGTTGACCCCATCGCGGGAGATGCCACGTAGTTCGTTCATTTTTCGTAAAAAACCGAAACCAAAAACAAAGCTATAATCTTTACCATTAATTGTTAATTCCATTTTTAAAATTCCTCCATTATTAAGAGCCGCCCCGATTCTCGGCATTGTGATTTTCTTAGGCGACTAAGTAATTATTATCCAGCTTATGGTGTAGTTGTCGTGGCGCCCTCCGGTGCTAACGGTGTTCCACCGCCAGTGGTATCGTCACCAGATAAAGCTTTCAGACCACGGAAGATATAATCAATCTCTTCTTGCGCACCATCAGGTAAGGTCAACCAACCACGCTTAGGTGTGCCGTCAACCGTGAAAGTGACATCACGGGTCGAGTTATCATCCGCATCGTTATCATTCTCATCTTCCTGAACTTTTGCTCGGAAATACCAAGAGAATAATTGTCCTGTCGTATTTTTACGCTTAAGACTGACAATCCAAACCTCTAAAGTTTCATCATTAAATAATGAATCGTAGAAACCATCAGCAATTGCATCCGTAGAATCAATAAATTCCTGTTCAAAATCAGTTTCCACAGATGCGGCGGTGCTGACCGCTCCACTTTTCGTAGCTGTTGAATCGGTATTCTTACTTGGATCAAATGTGTGGGTGGTTTGGTAAGGCAGTAAATGACCTTCCTTAGTTGCTGCATCCGCTAATTTACGGTAGTAAACCACCTTATCGATTCCTTGCAGCACCTGTAATTCTTCTGTATCAGCCATGCAATTCCCTCCTATAAAATTCTGTATTCTAAATCAATAATTCCGTGCCATAACGTAGTGTTAGGCACAGAAGTGTCTTTGACCATTCGGCTGCTGCTAGCATTGATATTAGCTGCTACCCGATAGCCTTGTAACTGGCGCAAGTTAACTGCAGCCATAAAAATAGCTCCCATCATGTCAGATAGAAGCTTGCGCTGGGTATGATCCCCGAATAATTCAATTGTGATAAAAGATGAGCCCACTAGCACATTTTTAGTTGCTCGCGGTGTAACGTGCACATCGCCAATTTGCACAAAAGGATAAGCCGTTTTATCCGGTGGCCGCACATCGAATGTGTCATAGCCAAGCGCTGTAGAGATTTTGAACATTGTGTCAAATAAATCCTGATCTATTGTTTTAATCACGACCACCTCATTTCATCAACCGATTAATATCATTGTGCATTTGCGTTTTAACCTGATTGAAAGCTGGCTTAAGCGCTGGCTCGGCTTCCATAAAGCGTGTGCCGACTTCTAGGTATGGATCATAATCCATCCCCATACCGACAACACCAGTTAGACCACCATGTTGTAACTCCATGCCAATTGACCGCCGTGTGGCACCGGTAGTGTAACCCTTCGTGTAGGCCGTGGCCGTGTTTTGCACGGTTTGACCTTGCAAGCGAGCTGTATTAGTGGAAATAATTTTCTTGACCGCTGGCATCCCAATTTTATTTTGCAATGCTTTGGATAATTTATCCGTTCCAATCAACTTAGCCATGTGTTTCACCTACGATCAGAGTATTGCTTTTGAGCGGTTTCCGTGTCGTTACTTTTACATAATGCGTATCACTGTCAGGTAGTGTTAAATACGTCCAATCAGCCAACATTACGCCATTAGCAAAACGCAAAACTTTGTTGGACGTGTCCAGGTCACCAAACAACTCCATGGATCGACTAGTACCTACATCAGTCACATTAGCCAAACGGGTAAATGAAGTTTTATCCTCGTCATATTCGCCTGTTACCGGATTATAAACGTTGCCGGCTCCTTCGCTGACAAAAGTGACTAGCGTGTCGTAGCGCATTAGCTACCACCTCCGTAGGCGCTGATAAAGCTAACACCAGACTTACCATGATGAACGTCATGTGCGCTGATCCAATCGGCAATATCATCGGCAAACTCGGCAAAATCATCATCGCTATAAGTGATTGATTCGCCCTCTTGGCCGTAGGATGCCATACCTTCGTTTTTAAGCCGGTTAAATCGTTTAATGGATACTTCTAGTACAATGTAACCAAGCTCATCAGGTACCGCTTTTGCTACCCCCTTAAGCTTAATCAATAGTCGTGCTGCAGAGTTAGAAGTGATCTTGCTGATAGTCTCTTCTTGAGCGTCAAACACCTCATCATCAAGCATTAATAACGGTCTAATTTCAGTTACATAATCCATGCAATCACCACCTATTCAGCGGGTACCAAGGCTAATAAATCTGCCTTAGCCGTTACACCAGAGTGATCAATACTATGAGCGTCTAACCAGGCAGTGATCTCAGCTACAGTATTGGCATCAGTCGGTTTTGAGTCAGTGGCGCCACCCTCAGCCGGTGGCGTTACGCTTTTGGGCTGTTGATGCCGCCAACCACAAACTTAGGATCAATTTTAAAGCGATAATCGACAACTCCGATATTACGTGGATCGCCAGTAATGCTAAATAATGACGTGGAAGAATCATTATAAGTGCTGATACCAACGTTTGCTGCTTTAGTTGTATCCGTAAAGCCGGTCCCTTTAACTTGCATGGACAATACACGGCGGTTGATGACTGCGTTTTGACCACCATTACCTAGCGCATCACGTTTTGTTTCAATGGCATTAGCTGGTGATGCTAAACCATAGGCAATTGCGCCGTTAGCGGTGATATAAGCATCAGTTGTGCCATCAGCTGCCAATGGAATGGCATCATCAGTGATAATCTGCATGTTGTTGTAGGTCGAAATTGGTGCACCGCCGGTAGATGGTTGAATATCATCGATCAAGTTTTGCTCACGCATTGCACCTAAAGTTGCTGAGTTAACGATTAATTTAACTAATGTCGGTGACGCAATGTCCCCCATACGCGAGATTGCGGCCAAGAAATCTCCAGCCTTTAATTCAGCAGGTGTTGCAACGCCATAGGATTTAGCCGTTAGTAAATCAGCATTTTTAAATGCGTTAGCTAACACAGCAATGATTAACTTGTTATCTTGAATATTCCAGTAGGTACTGAACTGCCCAGCAATGGCTTCAGCAACGGGTGATCCCGTCGTTAATGCACCAAAGTCGGTGTAGCCGAAAGCCTGTGCTTGGTACATCTTAATTGCATTTGAGCTTTCAGTTGTCAAGTCGTTAACTGCGATATCTTTGCTGTCATTCCACGTTTGGACATCAGCACCTAATGGCATCATAGCGGGGATAGTGATAAAGGTTCCGCCTTGTAGTAATTGAGCTTGGATCAATGGATCGTTGGTTAAAATACCGCTAGTTAATAAGCGATTAGTGGCGGTAGATTTTTCGATAATATAATCGGCAAACACAACAGGTTCGATTAATTTTGATTTGTCGGTTGCTCCAGTAAATTCTGGCATTTAAAATTCCTTCTTTCTATTTTTGTTGGCGCAATTGTTGATAAAGCGCCATATCCTCGGATGCTAACTGACTACGCTCAGCTAAAGACATATCCTTTAACTTCTTAGTGGTGCCGCCGGTTGGTGCATCCTTAGGCGTGGTCCCAGCTAAGAGTTCTTTGCGTGCATCTTCACGCACCAATTGGATATAAGTCACAAAAGATTTAACGTTGGCCAGCGTTGCTTTGTTGTCATCCGACACAAGCCGGTCCAACACATCAGATGGCACGTTCATCCCACTGCTAACTAGCACATCGCGGGCTTGTTCAGTGATATCACGACGCTTGATCTGTGCTTCAAGGGCCGCAATTCGTTCATCCTTTTCGTCTTTTGGTGCTGGTTTATCAGGGTCTTCACCCTTTTCAAGCTTTGCGATACGAGTTAGCGCATCATTAAGCTGATCCTTATACTCATTCTTCTTAGCTTGTTCTTCGCCAATCCGTTTTTGAAGTTTTTCAACAATTTTATCCGCTTTATCATCAGTTTCTTGATGATTTTCAACTTCTGCAGCAGTTGTATCTACGGTTTCATTGTTATTTTCTTCATTTTCAATTGGCTTTTGGTTGTTTGTTTCGTTCAGTTCTGCCATAAGGCCCTCCAGTTTAACGTCTAGGGAGACAATCTCCGGTCGTTCTTTTAGCCCTGCAGCACGGGAAAAAGGGCGTAAAAATAGCACTCATCGTTTTTTGACAGGTGCTAGCTATTTTTAATCAACATATGCTGCTTTAGCACAGCGGCAATTTGCGTGTGCTGGGATGATTGGTACATCGTCTAAGTCATAAATCCCATCATTATGACTAGCTATATCAAGACAAATTCGACAAGCACTAGGTTCTGCAACCCATTTGACCTGCTTAATGTTATATTTTTCAAACATATCCATACTGGCCGAATCCTGGACTCTAGCCGTCTCCGTCCGCATTAATCGCTCTGCCTGGGCGGCACTAACATCAAACGTCTGCCGTAATTGACCAGCTAGTGCACGTGGCCCAGTACCATTAATCAGCGATCGCCGTAGCAAAACATCCAGTCGTGCTTTAAGCTCATCTTGACTTGCCCAGATACGTTGTGACCATGTGGCGTTATGAAACGAAGCTTTGATGATCTGTTTTATTTCATCATCGGAAATCTTTAAACGATCCTCACCTAAGATACCGGCTTGACGCTCGATCTCACCACGATACTTTTTAGTTAGCCATGTGGCAATTTTCTCAATCAGTTTTGAATGGGTACCAATCAGTTTTAACCCAATCTGACTTTTTAGATTCTCAAGCTGATTAATGCGCATCGTCGCATTATAAAGCCGTAATCGTTCATTAGCTTCCGGTGAAAAGTCTTTCTCTTTGACCATCTTCGCGGCAGTGTCACTAAAATCCTGTACATCTAGTTTTGAGACCCGTTTCTTTGCCTCAGCCAACGAAATATGTTCTTTAGCTGCTAAACGCTCATAATTCTCGGCAATCATTGCTTGAATATCCTTCCGCGCAGCGGAATACTCATTTCGTAATTCCTTAGCAAAGCTGGCGTCTGCCTTTAGGTTTTGCTGGATATTCTTTTTTTCGCGATCGATCCAATAACTATTACTCGCCATCATTATCACCCACTTTTGGGTAACCGGTCTGGCTTGACAGCATTGCTGACTTCATTTTCACTTCATCTTCCGCAGCCATCTTTTTAATTTCGGCCTGCGGATCGTCAACAATTGACAGTGTCTTAAGCTGAGTTTCTTGACTGACAACGCCGTCCAGCTTTTGCGCCGTATCGGCTTCGTCGGCTAGATTCACTGGTAAGTTGCGGGTGAACTTAAAGGATAAGTCTTTAATGTTGAGCTGTGGAGACGCGATAGCAAAGACGATTTCATAAAACTGCCGTAACGCTTGCGTAAACTTGCGCTCTTTATTAACAGCCGCGTTCTGCATCGGCAACAGTTTGTACTTAATGGCTACACCAGAACTATCACCGGCAAAGGACTCATCTTTCATGTTGGCAACCTTAGCCACCTGAAAAATGGAATCAATCAACCGATTAATGTGATTTTCCTGCATCTGATCGCCGTCGGGCTTAGTCAGGAAACTCGCATCCCCGTCTGTAGCATCTGGCGCATAAATAATCTGATTACCATCCAGATTAAGCTTCGGTAAGCCAGTTTCTTCGTCTTCCGGTAATTGCATGCCGCGGATAAGCATATAGGCGTTGTCGAAGTACTCGTTTTGATTTGCCTTTTGACTCATGGCCCGATCAAGTGCATCATTCAGCGATTCAATTTGACCTACGATACCGAGACGGTCCTCATTTTCGACAAATTCAATCGCTGGCACCATATGAAATAGATTAGGTGTCTCATCGCCAAAATGACCATCATTGCCAAAATGATATGACTGGTCCTTAAAGTAGATATCCCCCTGCATCTGCTGATCATTATTAAACCAATAACGTACGAACGCGATCCGTTTGTGCTGGATTGAGTCATCATAAATCATAAACGCCTGTTGTGGGTTAACAACTGCCACCCGTGTCTGGCTATCCTCATCTTGATAAGCGAGTAAATAAGAACGTCCGTAAATATCTGCCTGCTTACTCAGCTCAGATAGCTGATCCTGAAACGAATTCAGGTCCTGCCAACTTTGCAGCTCAGTATTAGCCTTTTGATCGTCGAATCCAATTTTAGGCGGGATACCAATAAAATAACCGTTGAATGAATCAACGGCGTAGTTACATAGATTATAAACAATATGGTTGTCCGGGCGATTGCCACCACGTGGCTTTGCGTGTAGCACATCATGATCACCGGAGTAGAATTTATAATTTGTCTTGTACTCTTTGGTCATACTGCCGTTATGAAAATCAATAAAGTTCTTTAAATCCTGTTCGGTTAAATCGACTTCCGCCGGATAAAGGAATAGTCCCCGTTCGTCAACTGAGCCAGCCCCTTGTACTGTGCCTGTAATTTGGATAATAACACCTCCTAATAATACATATTTCTAATTAGCCGCGCTTTCGGCGTTGCCTTACCATTGATCTCTTCCACAGCGTAGCGCACTGCATCAATCACATGATTATAAGAGTCAATCGGCTTGTTAGTATATTCGCCGGTCTTTTTATCTCTGATAAACGTATAATTCTCCAGCTCTTCGATTAACTTTACACATCGATCATCAACAATAAATTTATATTGCTGTAAAAAGCCGATGCCCTGAACGATAGAATCAGGGCCTTTCTTAGCTTCACGGATTCTAGGCACACCGTCGCGTCTAATTTCAGCAATTGACTTTTTTTCGGCTGCATCAGCTGTAATTACTTCCTTGGCATAACCCATTTGTCGGATAGCTTGGGCGATCTGATCATTAAGCAAATGCTTGCGGACATACTCTTCAACAAAATAAATAACTTTATTTTGTTGATCAACTTTTACGTGAATAAAGGCGGACGGATCATTAGTGTAGCCGAAATCAAGTCCAAACATTGACGGTAATCGCACCAGATCATTAGCATCCCGATTAAGCCGTTGTACTTCAAAATTTGGAAATACTAATTTGTCCAAAGTTGCAAACTCGCCTAATGCGTAGATCCGATAATAAGCAGGATTTGTTTTTTCCAGTGCTGCAATGTTTCGCCGTGTCCGGTCATCGAGGAAATGATTATCGTGATAAGTTGACTGGATAACCTTTGTATCGTCTTGCTGCACCTCAAAGAAATGTTTGTAAACCCAGTTAAGTTTACTAACTGGATTGAACATTAAGAATAGCTGCTTATGGGGATGCTTGCGTTCACGGACACGCAAAGTTAACTGAGTGTAATCCTCTAGAGTAAACTCGGTAGCCTCCTCCATTACTACATCAGATAAGCCTTTGATTGACTTGATTTTTTCGGGATCATCCATCCCTTTAAACAGAAATATGGCACCATTAGGTAACCGTATCTCAAAATTTGAATTATTTATATTGCAATACTTTAACAAACCTAATGTTTCCAGCCCCTGCTTAACATCCTCAAAAATGGAATCACGGACTGAAGTCCCGACTTTACGTAACCATAATACCTTGCGGGGAAACTTCCATGGCTGGCATGCCTTTATAATGACTTTTTGAACCACACCGTGACTTTTGCCGGAACTGGCACCACCATAATAAACCTCAGTAAAATTGTCATAATCAAACAAACGTTGATAAAATTGCGGATTAAAGACTTTATCTGGCTTAGGGATATTAATCTCAATCAATGCCATTTTTATCATCTCCGCCAATTGTAATCTTGATATCACCGGAATTGACATTAACATTATCAGTCCACATCTGGTGTCGCTTACCGATCAATTCCGCTGCTTTGTTCCGGTCCGATATTTTTGGCGGTACATCATCAATAACTAAGCCCTTAGGCGTGACCACTGTCTCGGTTTCTTTGCCGCGCAATACCCTAGTCAGATATTCCATAACTTCTTTTTGGCCGGCAACCTTGTCCGACTCAATTTTAGCCATCCTATCATCGATTGCAGCCTTAACATAAGGTTTTTTAAGGTTTTCTGCGCCCTGTTGTGCTGCTGTTTTTTTACTGTAGCCAGCGCTGATAGCGGCTTGGGTGGCATTACCCTGCTCAATAAAAGCGTCGATAAATTTTTGCTGTTTAACCGTTAGTCCCACTCTTACCACCTCGCTTTCTGGCTAAATATGTATAAAAAGAACGCCCATTACTGGACGCTCCTAAGCGGCAACTATAATTAAACTGTGTCAAAAATTGGTTTGGAGGGACTCGACTTGCTTGACTAAAGCTTGCGATTGAACTGAATTTTTTTAGATTTTGGTTAACGACATCCTTAGTTAAGCTAGCCCTGTCATCAGTTTATTTTGACAATATCATAATATCATTTATTCATACGCATTTGGGTGCGGATTTGTTGCATGGGCTAGGCGATCCAGTCAGATAAAAAATCAGCTAACCCCGCTATCCCAAACATGGTTACCGATAACTCTTGGATTGCTTTTGCGCACTCCCGGCTAATCGTGCTTTTGTCTACATTCCACCTATTTGCTTGATCCGCCATACGTAAACGATGATCGCTTAAATACGTGTCATACATAATCTGCCACCGACGCTTATCACTCTCGTCACCACCAAGACAAACCTGTTTATAGGCAGCTAAAATTGTATCGACATACTCCAGCAAATGCTTGGTTTTAATGTGATATTTTGCGAGTTCGTGATCGCTGATTTTGACACCGGTGATCATCTCATAGATATCGTCATCAAGAAACACCTCCGGCTGTGTTGCCGTATGCGCTTTAAGCTTGGGGTATGATCGCACTAAAATCCGTGTGTTACGTAAACGTGAATCTTTTTCAGCAGTCACCCGTTTACGTTTCTCGTGGTCCAAATTTTTAATAACCTCTGAAGTGATGATACTTAACTGCTCTTTACTTAATTTTTCCACCTATTTCACCCCTAATTGATTTAATCCTGGCTTTGACAGCGTTTAAAAGCTCATCTTGGCCAGCGGCTTTGCTTTGTAAAACGGTCATTACTCTTTCGTCTAGGGTGCCCTTGGTGACTAGATGGTAAACAGTCACGGGCTTGGTTTGGCCTTGTCGGTCTAACCTGGCATTAGCCTGTTGATAATACTCTAAAGACCATGTCAAGCTAAACCAGACAATAATGTGGCCACCCTGCTGTAAGTTAAGCCCGTGTCCCGATGACTGCGGGTGGGCTAATAAGATTGGGATCTCACCGTGGTTCCACTTTTCGACATCGCCGGTTTCCAATTTATGGGCTAGTGGCAGTCGCTGCTTGATCCGATCTAGATCATGCTGATAATTGTAAAACACTAACACCGACTGACCATTTGCCTCCTCGATAATTTGCTCCAAAGCATCTAACTTGGCGTTGTGGATCAATTGGACTTTATGGTCATCATCATAAATTGCACCGTTAGCCATTTGCAGTAATTTATTGGTTAAAACTGCCGCATTGGCGGCCATGACCTCAGTCCCGTTTAACTCCAATACTAAGGACTTTTCCAGCTCGTCGTATTGTTGTCGCTCTTTAGGTTTTAAGGTCACCATTATCGTCTGATTAATCCGCTGCGGCAATTTTAAATAGTCCTTGGCCTTCATGCTGACACAAATATCAGCGATGGCATTATAGATCTCATCCTCGGCGCCGGGCTTAAGCGCCCAACTGTAAACAACATGACCCGATGAGGATGCCGGATAAAAATATCGATTGCGATATGCCGTGATCGTCTTGCCTAAACGTTGGCCACCATCCAATAAATAGATTTGTGGCCAAAGATCCATTAAGGTGTTAGGCGCTGGTGTCCCTGTTAGCCCAATCACGCGATCCATTAATGGTCGAACCTTACGTAAAGCTTTAAACCGCTTGGACTTGCTAGATTTAAAGCTGGATAGCTCATCGATCACCACTGTTTTAAATGGCCACTGCTTTTTATAAAGTTCGGCCAACCACACTACATTTTCTCGGTTAATGATATAAAGGTCGGCGGGTTGGTCTAAAGCAGCTAATCGTTTGGCGGGTTTACCCGTGATCACGGAACAGGAGAAATCATGGAAGGCGTCCCACTTTTTAAGCTCGGCCGGCCAAGTCTCGATAGCAACTTTAAGTGGTGCGATCACTAGTGTTTTATCGATCAACTCAAAATCTTTCATCAATTCGTGCAGTGCCGTCAACGTGGATAAGGTTTTGCCTAGTTAAAGTCCCATATCTAACAGTAAGGCGCAGTATGGATGTTCCTCGATCCAAGTTGCTGAATACCGTTGATATGGGTGTAGTGTTGCTTGCATTTTTTAATCACCGTCCTTTATAAAGTCGTCGCATTTTTTTGATCATCTCATCCACATCATGCTTGGACCACAGTACGAAAATGCTGGCGCCGTGCTGTTGCATTTTACGTATTTGGACCTTTTGCGTTGGCCGTAGTGCACCATCGGATTTTTTGATCTCAGCAAACATGACTTGTCCCTGGTACAGGATCAGTTGATCAGGCACACCGCGTTGACCGGGTGACACAAATTTATAAGACAAACCACCCTGAGCTTTAACCTTTCGTTTTAGGTAGCTTTCCACGTCCTTTTCTAGCTCCAAAAAAATCACCTCACTTTTATGTGCACAACATTTTTCAACTAATTACTATTACTCTGTATATATACTATTTATCTCTCTATATACCCTTTATTTGATTTTTATATATAATAGTAGAAAAAGTTAAGTTGTTGTGCACATCAGTCAGTTAGCCTTGATATGATAACGTTCTGATGTGCACAACTTTTTTACTGGTGCACAACAATCCTGTGCACATTTCGCTTACTTTTAGTTAGCTCTTACTTTTTATACTTACTTTTAGTAAGGTGCACAACAATTGAACAAAAAATGTTGTGCACATAATCGCTATTTAAAGTCGCCAATTGCCACTCTGATTCCGACCCAGTACCAACCACGATCGTTACGTGACGAGCCCTGTTCTTTTGCGAATCCGAGCTCCTCAATTCGGCGATAAAACTTGTACTTGCCTAAAGGTTTTTCACCCGACGTGCTGCTGTAATCGCTGTAGGCATTATAAAGATCTTCAACCGGAGTTTTTGCCTTGGCATCGGTCTCACAAATGTCATCAATAAAGCGACCCACCTGGTCATTACCGCGTAACCAGCTATCCAGTTCTGCTTGCATCGCTTTGGTCTCGGTAAAGTGACCCTGTTTCAGTGCTCGCCGCAGTCCGTCCATCGCTGCGTTAAAAATACCTGGAATTTCTTGTCGCATTTTTGACAATGGATATTGTTTTTTGATTTTGTTTGTCACTTTGTTCGGTGTTCGCAATATAATGGCCCGCCGCTCCAGACCGCCGCTAAAGTCCCGCATCGGTGGCAAATCGTTCATGGCGAATGTCAATTTTGCGAAGTTGTAAAACATTAATGGATCCGCAAACTTAACATCTGCGTAAAGTGTGTCCTCGCCAGTCAACGACTTTAATATAGCTGCGTCGCCAAGAAATTCGGGCTTTGCATCTGTGTCAAAGTTAGCTGTTTTCTGGTACAAGTTAGCCGCGGCAAAGTTTTTAGTCATCAAAGCCTCCAGTGACACTGCGGAGTAACTTTCGGTACCAATCATGTCCTTAGCCAGATTTAGTAAGGTAGATTTGCCCGTGCCACCCTTGCCGTAAAGAAATAGCATTTTCTGGATTGAGTAGCGGCGATATAAACTATAGCCGAACCATTCGTAAATAAATGGGGCATTTTCTTCGCCGACCACAAACTTCACAAAACCATCAAAAGTCGGTGCCGTTGCGGCTGCATCATATTTCACTGGGTGACCGGTTCGGGCGTAGATATCTGGGTCAAAGCCAGCGGTAAATTCATCAGTCATGATATCGTAGACACCATTTTTTAGGACTAACTTGTTTAGGTTACCGCTGGGAAAATCTTTTGCCTCGTGGATGATGCCCTGTGCCGCAGCAATAGTTTCGCGTACAGGGCTGATCTTAGTTAATTTTTGTAGGTACTCATTCGTGATGTAGCCCTTTAAAAATTCCTCAGTTCCGTCGCGCCAAATACCGGTCTTAGCGTCATACCATAAAAATTCGTGGCCATTATAAAACAGTGGCACTTTTTCCAGCACATGCTGCGCTAGTAAATAGGTGTTGATTATCGGTTGACCATTTAGACTAAAGGACAGCCATTCCTCGGGTTCGTCATTTTCGGCGTTATCAGTGCTATCAAAATCCGCTTGAGCGCCACCGGTTAACTCGCTTTTAAGCTGGGCTACAGTTGCCTCATCATCGTTTAAAAACTCCATCATCGCTCTATAACTTGGCAGTTTTGTCGGTGTGGTACCGTCTTTTGCCTTGTCATCACGATCGCCAAAGAGCTGTTTACGGACAAGATCAAACGCGTTATTAAGCGTATCGCCAACTGGGTCAGTCCCATGGTGGCTATAGGCAAACTTATCATCGTACAGGACTAAGCCGCCCTCGGTACTCCCTGCCGCGTAAGTAAAACGATCTTCGTGATCTGTCGGCGTATAGATATCTGGAAGAAACTTTTCGATCGCGCTGCGAATATCGTAAGTCCGATTAAAGGCACCGATCACACCTTTTTTAGTTAACGGATCACCCTGCTTTTTAGCATCGCTGACAAATATTTCTCGTTGCCGCGATGACTCAGGCCAAAAAGTCGAGTCTCGCCAGTTATCGTATTGAGCTAACACTTCGTCCGGATCCAGCCAGTCGCCGGGTAGATACTCAAAAACATAATCTCCGTTACTACTATGGCTGGGCCAGTACATCAACCGTTCCGGCTGATAGGTAGTGTCATCAAACAAGTCCATCCCGAATAGCTCAGCGACTTTACGCGCAATAGGCTGATACTCGTCTGGCGTCACAGGCCGTTTAAGTGGGATAATTAACCGCAGTCGCGGCTTATCTGTCTTATGCTTGTGTGTTGAGTAAATCGCCATCTCGTTATCAAACAGCAGCTTAATATCGTCGATTAAGGTTGGCGTAGCAAAGTCCACATCTAGGGTTAAAATCGATCGAGACTGTACATAATTTGCTTTACGGCGACCCTCTTTTAAAAAGCCACCAACATAGCCGCCAACGTCTTTAATATCATCTTGCTTTGCCTTGGATAGTTTTAAGAACTCTTCTAACGATTCCGGTGTCACAACCGGTGTTTGTAGCTTTTGTAAGAATGCGCTCCAAGTCATTGGCTTGTTTTTCCATTTTTTAACATGCCGCGAAGTTGCGGTGGCTAGATTTAACTCTTGATCATGCGCCGGTGCAATTGTTGCTTGTTGTTTTGCGTCCAAGTTAGCCCTCCTTTCCGCCAAGGTACTTAATATCAAGCCACTCAATACTGACTAGGACTCGCCATTTGTCAGTGTCGTCGCGTTGATTTAGCTTAGCTGCCTTTTTGACTGCTGTGTGATAGGTCCGATAAAGATAATCTCTAGTAGGCCCGGTCGGATCATCGGCGTAAGCGACGGCATAAATTGGCTTAATTCTCATCGTCATCATCCCACCCAATTGGTATCACTATAATTCGATTTACTGCTTCGTGGCCGGGCTTTAGATTACGATGCTGATACGTAGGCGATGCATAAAACTTCATTGTCGTGACAGCGACGCCCAGCTGCTGAGCTAGTTCCTTGATTGTTCCATCGCAAAGGTTTGTGTCACCCTTGTAAAGGGCGTAAATACGTTTATGGTGTTGCCCCCTTGAAGCCATTTGAATCAATCCTTTCTATAGTAATAAGTTTCAAATCCCGCTGCGTTCAGCGGTAATCCGTCAGCCCATTTAATCGGCCGGCACATAATTTCACGCATCGCAGCCACGCTAAAATCATCGCTGTCTGGTACTTCCGCTACGACCTCATCGTGGACGTGGAAAACTGCTGGATATCCATTTTTTTCTAGGCGGTACATCGCTTGAGCCAGTAAATCGCGCGCGGTCGCTTGTACAATGTTTTCCACCAATTTGCCGCCGTAGGTCTCCAGTTTCGTAAAACCAACGTGTGTCCCTTGACCCATATAAGTGATTCGTGGACCATAGTCACTGTCCTCTAGCGCTGCTTTGGCGTAGGCCAAACGTCGTCCAGACGGCAACTGGATAAACAAAAAGCCCGATTTTTTGAATGCTTTAAGCCCTCGCTGCATGTGAGCGACACCACCATTTTCGACAACATCGACTACGCCGCGCTGCACATCATGCCAAAAATTAACGACATGTGGGCTAGCCTTACGCCAAGCATCAACTAGACCTTGCAACTCATCTTCGGGAATGCCCATGTCAAGCGCACCCATTGCCTTTAACGCGCCTACGCTACCTTGATAGCCCAGCGCCAATGTGGCGACTTTCCCCCGTTGTCGGATTTTCTTATCGATGTCGGCCTTTGGAATCCCAAACATACGACTAGCTGTTGCCTTATAGATATCCTCATTGTCGGCAAATTCTTCTAGCGACCAGGTCTCATTGGCGTACCAGCTGATCACGCGGGCTTCGATGGCGCTAAAATCACAGATCACAAGTTTGTTGCCGTCTGCCGGCACCAGTGCTGTCCGTATGAGCTGTTTAAGTGTGTCCGGCACTGAGTCATAGACCAAGTCAATCGACTCAGTATCTCCGTTTCTGACGCACTCACGGGCAAAGTCTAATAACTCTGGGTTAAGATAATTTCGCGGTAAATTTTGGACTTGGACAAGCCGTCCAGCCCAGCGCCCGGTGCGGTTGGCGCCGTAAAACTGCATCAGTCCGTGCACGCGACCGTCATCACCGGCGGCACCGATCATGGTCTGATACTTTTTAGTGCTGCTGTTAGACAAGCTCAACCGCAGTCTTAATGCTTCCGCGACCGTGTTAGATAAATCGCCTTTATCAAGTGCCTCTTGCACAACCGCCTTACCAAGCTTGTCAAAGGGATAACCCTGATCAGCTAACCACCCTTTAAACTGCACCAGGCTGTTAGGATTATCTAAGCCAGTCACTTTTTTGAGCTGGGCAATGTTTTGATTATTAAGCTCTGTCATGATCTCGACGGCGCCGCTAGCCAGCTGCTGGTCCACACCTACTCCACGGTCGTTGATGCGCTGATCCATACTGTAAAGTTGCCACTCTGATTTTTTAACCGGAAAACCTACAAGTTTGTCGGCGATGGCCATCTCCGTGCGCACATCTTGCTGATTATAAGTGATATAAATTAGCCACTTGTCGGGCGCGTCACTTGGTCGATTACGTGTGCGCATCCCGTTAGCTTTTGTCGGCTTACAAGGCTTTGAGAAATAATTAATCAACGCTGTGCCACGGGTGTCCTTTTGCTGATCAATGCCTAGAAATTTAGCGACTTGACCTAGACCGCCGCCTAACCCTAATTCGTTGGCGGTGACCATTGTGTCATGCCATTGTTCCGGGTCTAGTGTCTGACCACAAAACTTAGATAACGCCACTCGTTCGAACTGGGCGTTAAAGGCGACTTTGATAATCCCCGGATCGGTTATAGCCGCGACAATTTCAATGGGGATCACGGCCCCGCTAGCGAGGTCGATACAGGTTACTTCACCGCCATCGATGGCATAGGAAAACAGCAGAATTTCAAAACTGGGATCATTTACATAACGATAAACGCCGACTTTCGGCAAGTTAGCTTCGCTGTATGTTTCGATATCGATATTTAAGCGTTCCATTTTTAACCTCCTTCCTAAAACAGGGACCCGGTTAAAGGTCCCTGTTCTCGTTTTTTAAAAAGTTCGTACGGGTGTGATCAAGTATGTTGCCGTTTCATAAGTCAAAGCAATTGGTCGCAGTGCTCCATTAAACCCGAAAGTGACTTCCGGTACTTCGGCAACTTGGGTATAAAATTCGATCGCCTGTGCCAGATATTTTGGGTTAACGGTAGCAAGTACATCTGTATCAGTGTCATAAGAAGAGTCGTCAGTCTGAATAGCGGGAATATTAAGGGAAACTTGACCGCTGGTGATCATTAGCTTACGATCTTCAACATCCCAACTTAAGGTCGCTAGTGCTTGCTTATCCCGGGTCTTGGTCATACCAGTAATTACTGGCAACGCATCCGCCAGTTCGTCGCTATCAACTCGTAGCTCAAAATCGAACGACTCAGGAATCAATCGCTTAGTCTCTGGGTAGCGATCCAAATCATCTTCCAAAAACGTTTTAAGATTTAAATTAAGACTCTGATTTAGATTATGAAACTCTTCAATGCGCAACAGTACATGACTGTCCGTAGCAACAACACTGCCATCTTTATCAAAATGTAAGCATTGTAATGCCGTTCGTGCGTCGTCTTTTGTAACTACTTTTTTAAAGGCTGCTTCTAATTTTTGATTTGTAATTAATTTCAATTTTCCGCACCTCCCTAATCTAATAAATCGTCATCCATGTCGGCATCTTCGGTGTCATCTTCCCAGTCATCAAAATCATTTTCTGGTTTCGCAGCGCCGCCACCCAAGTGATCACCGTCACGGGTTTTTTGGATATTATTTAAACCAGCGGACACACCCTGATTGCCGGCGGTGTTAAAGGCAAAAAAGTTAATTGACGCACGACCGTACATTCCTGAGTAAACTTCTTCGGGGTCTTCGGCAAGCCGCTTTAATTTGCCGTGTTCGTCGCGCTGAGTACCGACCATCCCGACTTTGTTTTTATTTGAGACATTGATAAACATCATCCCTTTAAACTCTGGATACTCTTCTGTGTCCATCTCCTCATCACCATCGCGCAACGTCGTTTTTAATTTAGCGGGGATTTTGTTATTCTTGAACTTGCTTTTACCTAATTCAGCGGCTGCTTTTTGAGCGGCCTCGATCTTACCTAATGTCTTAGAATCAGTCTTCGGGATCAGCAGCATAACGGAGTATTTTGGTTCTTGACCCTCGAATGATGTGGGTTCTAGCAAGTGGACAAATGAAAAGCGAACAATATCAGTGATTACCTTAGTTGTGTTTGTGTTTTCAGTCATAATTAAATACCTCTTTCTTTTAGTCGAAATCTTCTTGTGCCGCCGCAGTTGAATTTAACGCGGGGCGTTTATCATCATCAGTTACTAAGGTTGGCTTTCCCGTTGGACGGAGTATTAAATCACCAAGCAGCTGAGTAAATTTATCTTTACCAGTGACCTTTTCCAGTGCAGTCAACGATAAAAGTTTTGTCTCCGTGATATCGCGCTTATTAAAGCCATGCTTACGCAAAACAGTTTCGGCAGCGACGGGATCGGTGATCTTACGATTACTGCGACCCTCGACCAATTTATAGCCGGGAACCACTAGCTTACCGTCTTTAACTTGGCTCATGGCATAGTACTCAACGGCTTTAAGCCAGCGTTCGATATCCGCTTTTTGATCAAGGATATCAGCAATTTCATCGGGTTTAAGTGTGTTGGCCTGCTTAAACTCATACTTGCGGATCTCCAGATTTTTCTCAGCAAGGTGCCGGCAAAACCCAGCGGCCTTATAAAAGCGCCAAGTGTGCGGGTCTTCAAAGTCCCATTCACCACGACCATTCATTGCGTCGTCAGCGGCTGGTTTAACGACCTCCTCGCCCCACTTGAGTAAATCGTCCATACTCATTTCAAACTGGCTCAAATTGCCGATACGGGGCTGTGAGATGGTCATCTTAACTGACTCAAAGCCGTACAGTACGTCGTAAAAAGCGTAAGCGCCGAGTGCGTATAGCATCAACTGGAAGTTATGATCAGCATTGACCTTAACACCTTTGCCGTATTTTAAATCCCAGATCTGGAGTTGACCGTCGCTAGCGATAATCGTGTCACTAGTCCCAAAACCGCCAGTAGCCCAGTCGCTGAAATTGACCCGCTTTTCCAGGTATATATCGGCATCAGGTGTGCCATTAAAATCCTCTAGGACTAAGGCGACATGGTCGTCGGTGTAATCCTCCATAGATTGGTTATAAAACTGACTCTGCTTAATATGCACTAGTTTTTTATCGTACTCGGCAGCGGTGATCTTACCTGTCTCACGGGCTAGCTTAGCCTCGACTAAGGAGTGGGCTAAGGTCCCTTCCGCTGCATATGGGCTGGTAGTGTCGGGCAAGCCTTCTTCCATCCACAGCATTGGTGGGCAATTGATCCACTTCATCGCTCCCGAAGCGCTGAGCTTGGCGTGTGTTGTCGGACTGGCCATATTACATCAGCTCCCCCATTTTGGCGTAAAATTCTGGATAAACATCGGCAGTCATTTCGCTTAATTTTTTGACACCGAACTCGGATAGGGCCTCGACCATCTCCGCACGTTTTTGCTCTTTAAGCATGGTCTTCATGCGCTTTTGGACCATCTCTTTGGTGACTTCTGGTTCTGCAACATCCGCTTCGGTTGTTTTTGGATCAGGACCGTTTTTTTCTGGGCTAGTTTCAGGTTTAGGCTTATCTGCAATCCCCACTGGATTCGCGCTAAGGGTTCCACTGTTGATGGTTTCTGCAGGTTTATCGTCAACTGTCATTTTAATTTTGGTCGTATCCACCCCAAGCAAGCGCTGCAAAAAAGTGATTGAAGCCTTAATATCTGTGTCACTATTTAGATCAACTGTTAATTTCATTTTTTGTTACCTCCGATTTTTGAGTAAATTATATTTTGTTTATCCGCGATGTTGCCGCATCGCTTTAATTACCACCATTTGCCTCACCTCCTTTAATTAATAGCCCACCAGAACCAGACCAGGTACTTAAATACAGTCAGGAAGAACATCCCTGCTAGCGCCATTGTCCACCAGCAAATCACGGCGCCAGCGATAACCGTTAAAGCATCAGTTAAAAATTTCATGCTGGTACCGCCTTTTCAGCATCACCATTACCATAGATCCGTCCATGATAAATTCTCGCGTTGGTTGCATAGATTACCTTGCCACCGCAGTAAGGACACGGTAATTGGTCCCACTGTGGTGGATTAGATGTTAAACTTTCCAAATGATTCACCTCCTGAAAATTACTTTTTATCAGTAATTTGGCTAGCCCATTGCTCTGCAAGCTCACACATATATCCCGACCATTCAAAACGGTGTGCTAATTCTTTTGCAAACTCTCTAGGCGTTCCTGAATACTTTTTAAACTCAGCCTGTAGTTGAGCTTTCGTTACATCTTGGCTACCATTCCAAGGATCAATATTAAATATTGACCAATTAACTGGTTCCTTCATAAGTTCACCTCCAACTTCACGATTTCGCCTGTTTCTTCGACCTTACAGACGCCCAGCAACCATGCACGGGCAAAAGTATCGCCGTGTTCATAGATCCACTTCTCCGTGATGCCTCCTTTTGTAAATGCGAAAGCATCGATTAGAACGCCACCAACAGATTGACACCATTTGATGTACTCGCCCACGGCCTGCGGAATAACCGGCATATTATCTGGCAAGGCGTTTTCGTATTCAGCCATGAATAAATTTGCATCTTGGTGTCCGACATTGCCACCGCTTGCCTGTGCATCAGCCAGCGCGTCAACAGCATCTACCAACACGTCCCGCTTCGTCTCATTGCTCATCGTCAGTCACCTCTTCTTTCTGGCAGTCTCCCAGTCCGTAATGTTCGATCTCTGCTTCGGTGAACTGCTGATTTTTGTGGTTCATGAAATATGCACTTGTAATATCAAGGTCGTCGCTTCCACGCCCATCTTTGTAGTACATTTTTCCTTTGACGTGTGGCACCCACACACTGTACTTCTTCTCCTTTTCCACGGTGTATCCGTTGACGTAAGCATTCATCAACAGCTCTTCTTCACCACCAGCATGTCCAGAAATATAAGTTGCCGGAAATTCTTCATCATGCGCATTTTCAACGATTTCGGCTTGCTCTTTGGTTAGGACTACCTTTTCAGGCTCCTCAATCAAAGTGACAACATGACCGTCATATTTTTTTGCCCACCTAAGCGCGAGATCAATTCTTTTGAAAACACTTCCTGTCTTATCGTTCCACCAAGGTGGCATACCCGTGTCCCAGTATTCGCCTTCATCGTTCTTTACCGCGTACAGTTTTTCTTCGCTCATTTTTCGTCCTCCCCATCGAAAAATAATGCTAAAAATTGCTTGTATCTATACTGCCATCCTCATATACGCTTAAACCGGCATTGCATGACCACTCATCGTATATGTCAACAGCGATATTATTCACATTATATTTTTCGAAAATTTTCTTATAATATCTCTTAAAAGCACGTTCTATTTTTTGGCATGTTTCAAAGAATTGATCATCATTTGAGCAACGATACGCGCTATCATATGGCTCGCACTCATAAAAATCAGTGCCATTATTGATTTTCACGAGAGAAATTGATTTGTAAATGCTGTTTTTGTTTATCGTATTTACAAAGTCGTGATAAATTGTATGTTTTAATTTGTCTTTTTCTTTAGCAAGCTCTAAATTGTGCACGCTCATTTTTCCGCCTCCTTGTAAAGTACGGTTAGCGTATGATTATGGTCATCATAGGGCAATATTGTGTCACTTGATGAAATCTGGATAACTTGCTTTTCTTCAATAAATTGATTGACTTTATCATCAAATTCAGAGTCCTCTGTACAATTCGTCCAAAAGGTTTTAATTTTCATTTATCCGCCTCCTTTTTTATCCAGCTCTAAACTTAATCATCGTCGCCATCGTCCCAGCCAATCGGCTCAACAATGATTGATTTCTTTGATTTTCTCTGTTGGCTATCTACCCGGCGCCGACGGACACCTGTGGCATACCATAAGATGGTTGCGGCTTTTAAACCAGTATCAGTAGCCAGCTCGTACGCTGTGCCGTCACAGATATATTGATCGCCGCGGTAGAGCGCATAAATACGTTTGTGTTTCCCTCTAGAAGCCACCCGGATCATCTCCCTAAATTAATTTTTTCATCAAAGCGTTGCATTAATTCAATTGCTTCGGCACCATTTTCTTGTAACGTGGTAACGTCTTCTACACTGATTGCTGGCCCGCAAACTTCGTTGTTGATATTAGCGGCATAGCGATTTAATTGATCAAACTCATCTCTGGTCATTTCTATGATATCGTTGGCTTTATAAGGTATCCCGGCGGCATCTAACCAGCCTTGGTCATCATCAACAGTAGTGATTCTAACTTTCACATCAATCACTCCTAAACTTAGTTTTTTACAGTCTGATCATCTTTACGATATTCCAAGCAATGACAATGATGCATGTCGCTATCACAATCAGTTTTAGTCTACCTACAATGGGGATATGATTAACGGTGACTTCATCAGCTATCAACACGATCGCTAGTGTAATGATAGACAACATAGTCCAAAGCCCATTTAAAAAGGCTAGCCATTTATCCATTGAGTCACTTCCCTGCTTCTTTAAGCATCACTAAGGCTGACTCATATTCCGTTCCATGGTCAAAATTTTCATCCATTTAGTACGCCCCCCCGTGAAGCTTTGGCAAAGATACGTTGATGCGAGCGCCGACACGCCTCTAGTCCTCTTATCGATGGACCGGTCACTGGCGGCAACTTACCCAGCTTTCTTAGGCGGTATATCCGGCGTTGGATCACAACGTAAGATCGATCTAGTGCATTTGCTAGTTCTGGGTAATTGTCCACGCATCCGTTAGCATCAAGCTTAATTGTACTCATGATCAAGTCATCTTGTTCTGGTGACCAGCTAGTCGTACGTGGTGCAAGTTGACCAGTACGGATCAAATTACAGACCTGCCTATTGATCCCAGCATAAGTACGGTCTAACAGTTCCGCGACCTGGCTACAGGTTTGGCCCGCGTTTATTGCGCCAATGATAAAACGTAGTTCGCGGCTAGTGTAAGGCCGTCGGTAAGCATCAATTTGCAGTGATTTATCAACCTTAGGTAAACGTCCGGCCTGGCGTAATTCCCACACCTTTTTACCGATTGCTTGGTTGCTAACACCAAAATATTTTGCTAGCGCTTTGGTATTCAAAACTTCATTAGTTTCGGCTAAATCAATTTTCTTAACTAATTTTTTGCAATTTTCCTCCGTCCATCTCATGTTGTCCCTCCATTCTCGAGTATGTTATACTCAAGGTGTAAATATATTTTGTTTGTCCGCGATTTATTCGCGGTTTAGTCACTGGTTGCCGCCAGTGGCTTATTTTTTTGGGCTATTTTTCCCCAGATGATAAAGGCCCCGAAAAGCCGTAAAGAGTAAAAAACCAATCAAAATACCAAACGTAAAACTTGCCATGTCCACTGTCCAAACCATTTAAATCACCTCCTTACCAGTTAAAGTCTTGCCAATGCTTGTCTAGCCACGCAGCAAATCGATCGGCCTTAAACAGCCATGACTTACCGCGGCGACCCTCGATAATCGTTTTATCATCGATCATTGCTTGGATTTCTCGGCTAAACCGAGGATTAAAGACGGTGTTGTCTTTAACCCAGGCTTTATCTTTGCCGCCAAGCCACTGGCGCAGATCGTCAATATTCCACATCCGTCCGGCTAATCCGAAGTCCTGCGCGTCAAGTTTGCGACGAACCTCCTCGCGAACAACTCGTTCGGTCATTTGTTCAATTGTTTCTGCCATCGTTATCACCTCGGGTTTATCAACATATGTTGATATTCAGCTTAAAAAAATTTGGTCCAATCAAAGCCAAAATATCCGGCTATTGCCTTAGCGGTTTTAACGGACGGGTTGCGTCTACCGGTCTCAACACTCCAGTAGGCTTGCTTTGAGATACCGATATTGCGGGAAGCCTCTAGATAGGATAAATCTTGATTTAGCCTTGCCTTTTCGAGCCATTTAATTTTTTTTGGCACCTGTATCACCTCCATGCATTAAACTATACATCAACAAATGTTGACTGTCAACACTTGTTTATGTTTTTTCTTGCTTATGTAAACATTTGGTGATACTATATAGGAAACGAGATAATTGGAGGGCTTACAAAATGTTGTCAATGGCTGATAAAATCAAAATTTTAATAGAACAAAAGCATTGGAGTCAAGCTGAATTAGCACGCCGCGCAAAAATCTCACCCCAACAAATTAGCTATTATATAAAAAGTCAGCGCGAACCTAGCCCCACCAGCATCAAGAAAATTGCTAAAGCCTTTAATGTTGAAGCAGCCGTATTTATGGAAGATTTTGAAGACAAAAACGATTTTATAGATTCCTGGAATCTGATTTATAGTCTACCCGAAAAACACGAAAATAAACAAAAATCAGTTGAGCTGAGTGATGATAGTGTGATTATGACTTTTGAAGGCAAGCCAATACCGGAGGAGGATCGGGAATTAATTAAACGGTTGTTGCGGGGGAAATAATATATGGACGAAATTTTGACAGATTTGGCAAATTTTGCATTGGAAAATAAAATTAGTTTTATGGCGACCAGCAAGTTAGGTCCTAATACACCGTCCGCCTCAGATACAGAGGCTCGCTCTGTAGTTTTAAATTTAAACTGGCATATCAAAAAACAGTTAGCTTTTCAGTTAGCCCATGAGATCGCACATATCATCAATGGTGACGTCTCTAATCAAGTCCTATATTTTACACCGGGGAAAACGGGGATCGAGCTTGAGGCTAATCGGACTGCGATCAAGCTGGTCATGCCTTATTACTTACGAGATCGGCGTGCGGACCAGGTCAACCCCGTTGAATTTATGAACATTTTTGCCATCCCTAGTCACTTAGCTAGCACCGTTAAAAGCGAATTACGTAAAGCTTGCTTAGCTAGATTTGAGACTGCCAATAACTAAAAAAATCCCCTATTCGCCGGTAACGGATAGAGGACTGCCTTCTATAATTAAGAAGTCGATAAATTATTATATCATATGGAGGGGTTTCATTTTGAAAAAAATAGTTAAAACCGGTTTAAGTGGAGCTGTAGCATTAGGCGTGTTTTTATCACCACTACCCAATTTAGTTCAATTTTCGCAACCAACTACTACTGTTCAAGCAGCGGCAAAATACAGATTCAAGAAAAATGTTGCTAAAATTCATGACCTGAAAATCAAGATTAATAAAGTTAAATTCTTAAAACCTAGCGATACTGACAATCATAATCGTATTGTTTTTGAATACACAATCACTAATAATACAAACAAAGATATTAATGCCATCACTGGGTGGCAGGCCGTTTTTAACGCATATCAAAAGAACAAAAATACTGAGGGTCAATTAGAAGTTGGATCAACTCCAAATGGCTATGATGATGAGCTTAAGAATCAATCCCAAAAAATCAATAAAGGCGGCTCTGTCAACGGCGTTACTGTCTATAATTTAGATAGTGCGACTACTCCAGTCATACTAAAAGCCAGCCAAGGCATTGACGGCAAAAAAATAGGCCAAAAAACTTATAAAATCGGTGAATTCCAAGAAGAGGCACCACTAAATTTAGATTCAGACAGTTCTGCAGAATAATTAGGGAGGCTTTACTATGTTTGGAAAAAAGAAAACAGCAACAAAACAGGTTAAAACATTTTCAGCTTTTACTAAACGCGGGCTTGATAAACAAATTAACAAATTTGCTAAAAAGCACAATATCATTGACATTGACTATAGTAGCAGCACAGAAACTTCTAATGAATCTGCCATGGTTACTTATGAAAACTAGCAAATGGTATAAAACAACCGCGTTTAGAACAATCACTGGTGTGATTTTTGTTGTGGCAGGATTTTCATCTTTATTTCAATTTGGGCCAATATGGCAAAACTTAGGTACTTTTGTTGTTTCGTTGGTTATTGCATATTTTATTTTCCCAAAAGGTATTCAGCGCTATATTTTAACTCTTATCCAGCAAAACAGCGCTAAAAAAGAATCAGCAAAAACTCCTGAAACACACCATCAAAACGAAGGCGACGATTGGACGGATTACTAGCACAAGACAAAATAAAAAGCACATCCCCTAACCGACCAAAGTAAACGGATGTGCTAACCAATAAAAACTCACGCCAAGCGTGGCGTCTTTTGTATACTCTATTTTAGCATAAAGTCACCTATTGGCAACGAAAGGATGATTTATTATGGCCAGCATAAAAAAACGTGGCAGCAACTGGCAGGTCCGAGTCAGCTATAAAGACGAGACCGGTAAATTTCGCACAAAGAGCCAAGCTGGTTTTAAAACCAAGCGCGAAGCCCAGCTTTTTGCAAACGAGTATGAGATAAAAGCCGACAACGGCGAATTAAAATCAAAGCGGCCACCGCTTTTTGCCGACTATTTTTGGGAATGGTACGAGACTTATAAGGAGTCTAGCATCCGTAACCGGACCGTTGGCACCTACGTTTACGCGCATAAGGTGCTTAAACAGTTTTTACCTAATGCACGTATTGATGAAATGGATCGGCGCGCTTATCAAAAGTTTATCAAGAATTTTGGCAAGCATCGGGCTAAATCTACCGTGTCTAAGCTAAACTCGCTTTACCACGCCAGTATAAAAGATGCGGTCTATGATGGTGTGATCCAAAAAGATTTTATCGAAAAATCAGTGCTGGTCTATGATAAAGATAAAACTTGGGATATTGAATATTTAAGCGAAAAAGAGACTAAACAGTTAGTCGATTATCTCATGAAAACGCGTAACCCGCATTATACATCAAAATATATGATCATTACTGCCCTATTTACGGGGATGCGCCCCGGCGAAATTGGTGGCTTGACCTGGGAAAATATTAATAAAAATTTTAATACGATCTCAGTTAATCAATCGTGGAGTGAGTCCGCTAAAGCCTTTGAGGATTTAAAAAACGATGCTTCTCAGCGTACAATTCGCACCGATAAATGGTTGCTTGAGCTAATCAGTGAGTTACCACATGAGGATAAACAGTACCGGATCTTTGCCAACCAGTTTAAAACGATCCCCACCTCAAACGCGGTCAATAAGGTTTTACGCGCGGCGATGAAAGAGCTTGGCATTAATCGTAAAGGCTTCCATTTCCATTCCTGCCGCCACACCCATGTTGCTTATCTTTTATCACACGGGGTTGATCTGTATGCAATCTCTAAACGATTAGGCCACTCGGATATCACCGTGACCAGCCGTGTCTACTCCTATTTAATCGATGAGTATAAGCAAAAAACCGATGACAAAATCATCACCGCGTTGTCAGATTTAAAACCAGAAAATTTCAGCAATGATTTTGCACAAACTTTGCACAAGGCCCGTTAAAGTAGCGTCACATCAATATTCAAAATGCCCGCCGCCTCCATTTTATAAGCAGTTAAACAAAATTATAAAAAATAAGAACCTTGCTAAATCAACGTTTAGTAAGGTTCTTATTTTTTATTTACAGATAAAGACAGATATAAAACTAAATCATTTTGCACAAATTTTGCACAGCCGCTGATAAAAAAGCTACTATTATATATGCCTAATAAGATAGCTAAACATCTATCAAGCTAGGATATCTACTTTTAAATAATCCAGGATATAAAAAAAAGCCTACCCCGCAAGGGATAGACCAAATACTTACTATAGTCAACACGTACGAATAACGCCACCTCCGATTAAGGAAGCGACCTTTGTTTTTTTAAAACGGGTTAGCTGGTGCAATTTTGATCTGTAACCGATCTAATGGCTCACCATCGACGCCGGCCCAACTATCAAAACCAGCGATTGAGCCGTCATCGGCGCACACACCAAGCCAGCCGGCGCGTTTAGTCGTTTGAGACCGATAATAGGCTTGCTGATAGGCTTCGCCGACTGGGGTATTATAAACGATTTGCACGCCAGTAATCGCGTGACCAGTGACACCAGCGGCACCATTGGTCAAATCATTACGATCACCTTTAGTGACCCAGCCAAGCCAACCATCTTGCGCCGTTTTAACTCGATACTTGATTGATCCATGATCAACACTTACCGTTAAATAATCATGCTGGTGGTTCGGGACACCCGCATAACCATTGTCACCGTCGCCAAAGTTAGTGACATTATCGAGCCAGCCACCATTAAGGCTGCGCAACGCATACGTGACATCAGTGCCGACTGTCTTAGCATTGCTAGCTACCGGCGCAATAGTAGCTGGGCTTGTACCACCATTAGCCAAATCCTTTGCTAATTGTGATTTAGAGATGCCATGTGAGGCTAAATAGCCATATGGGTCAACATGATCACCACCATAATTATTAGTCACCCACAAATGTGATTTAATACCTGGTGTTCCGGCGCCACCTGCATCTAAAGTTTTAGGTATGCCGTATTTATCAGCCATTTCACGAGCTAGAGCAATATAATTGGCATAGCCTTTTTTAAATCGATTAGCATCATTAGTCCGTTCAAATTCAATCTGGACTGGTGCATAAGGGTTAGCGTTCAGCGCCGCCCAAGCTACATAGCCTGGTTCACCGACTTGATAAATTCCATCCGCACCTACAACAAAGGTAGAATAGGTTTCGGCGGTAGACCAGTTATTTTTGAAATACGCTGCATTAGCCTGGGCACTAGAGTTATCCACCCCAACCTCGTGCAAAATGATATAAAGACTTTGCGTTTTTTGACTAGAGCCTTCGTTGGCACCAAAAGCAAATTGTTTATTGATTGTTACCATTATTTAGTAGCCCCCTTATCCGTAATACCCGCGGTGGTCGGGTCAGCCACAATCCCGACAATCGTCAAAACGCCAAAAACCGCGTTAACGATATCCAATAGCTGTTTATTAATTAGATCAATATCAAATTTATAGCCGAATGGTACCGCCACAACTTGCGCGAGTAATAAAATAGCCGGCACCAGGGCCAGCCAGAAAGTCTTATTTTTAATTCGTGTTTGCCAATTCATTATCTATCGTCCTTCTTATCATCATATTTAATATCACTACGTTTTAAGTGATTTTTATCGTATAAAATCCCAATCTCCTGATCATGCTTCCATAGTTGTTTATCATGGATATCGTAGTGATGCCACAGCCGATTATGTTCGATCAATGAGTTCTCGCTGATTTGATCAATTGATTTACTTAACGTTTCTAATTTTGTCAATAATGGCTTAACGATAAAACCGTAAGTGCCGGATAAAATTCCGATGATTCCGACCCACTCCGATACTGTAAAGCCAAAAACTACGTGTGGTCCCAACCGCATCACTTCCAATCATCTAGACCAGCCTCCTAGGCTTTTGGCGCTGGTTCTTCTGCCGGTGGATTAACGTAGTCAGCACCTTTTTTACGTGCCAAGGCTTCGGCCTGCTTACGACTTAAGTCATCAAGACCAACACCATCTTTTAAATCTTCCGTAGTCAGGTTGACCGACAGATTGACGTTATTACGATTTTCAGTGCTGTAACCTTTTAATGCAATTGTGATCGACTCCGTGTTACTGGATGCTTTATCCAGTACATAAGCGATTGAGTCCACATCCACATCAAGCGCTGGGGTCGTATCTGCTGCCGGATTGATAAAGCTGACCGCCTTTTTGCGTGCCAACTCAATGATCTGTGTGCGGGTAAGGTCGTCAAACTTAGTGCCGGACGGTAAATCCTCACTTGCTAAAATAATCGTCATGTTGGCTGATTCACGGCTATTATTATACCCTTCTAAGCTCACAACGATGCCCGTTGTGGCAACTGTGTCATCTAAGTTATAGGTGACCGATCGTGTGTTAACTTCTAGCATAATTATTTACCTGCCTTTTCTGATTTTTGTGCAGCTTCAAACGCATCTAGCAGTGCATCGTAGGCTTGGGCATTTGCTCCCTCTAGTTCGCCGTCATAGTCATTTAAGATTTTTTCGCAGTCATCAATGTGGTTAACATAGGTACCGCCTTCAATTTCAACCCGTTCCAACATCAATTTGCTATGTTCAATTAGATATTCTTTGGCCCGATCGGGGTCAATTTTGGCATTGCCATTTTCAGCTTTTTCTGGCTTGCCGTTTTCATCGGTTTTAGCATATTCGTCAATTAACGCTTGTTCGCTTTCTTGCAATTCGCGCACTTGCTGTGTCAAAAGATTAACGAGCTTCGTGCGAGCCCGACTATCCTTGCCTTTTAATTTAATTGTGCCTAAAAAGTTTACCGATGGAGCCAATACTTCGTTTGCTAAAATAATTTTCATGTTAAAAAATTCCTTTCTCACGCTAGTCCGATTTTGTTGACAATGTTCCAAAAATCAATCCATTTATTATCTCGCTCAAGATACAGCCAGCCACCATCGCCAAATGCCACGCCAGCAAGCCCGTCGTGCGCCATAAATCCGGTACACCAATGGCCATCAATCTGCGTTCGGACTACGTGCATTTGCGCATTATCATCAGGATCAAATGGGCCAATAGTATTAAAATGCACATGATCGTAAAAATTAAAACCCGAATAAATACCAAAACTACTCTCATCAGCGTTACTCCAGATCATTTTACTGCTCATGGTGCCATCTGCTTTCTCTCGACCTAGATGCACAAAATCACCACCGTTGTATTTAAGCAATAGGTTAAATCCATTGAACCAGGTGTCTTTGGTCAAATCAAAAGGTGATCCAGTAATTTCTCCCAGCATTTCACCGGTGGTAGTATCGCCCAAGATGATGCCTTCACCGGTTAAAATTAAGCTAGCCTTAGTGCTGCTGGCAGATGGTAAAAATTTAATGCTTGCCGGCGTAATCTGCCAACCAATCCCGTAAGTGTTTAGCCCAACTTCAATCGCATTAACATCTAGCTTATCTGCTGTGATCGAGTTAGCGACAATTTTACTACCATCTAAATTAACAATTTTGGCATCAATAATCGATGCATCGGCAATTTGTGCAGATGTGATCGCGGCATTACCTATCTTAGCGCTACTAATGGCACCATCGGCGATCTGTGCGCTACCTACGGCTAAATCAGCGATCTTAGCAGCCGTGATCGCCGCATTTGCGATTTTAGCATTGTCGATTGACGCATTAGCGATTTTGCCATTTGTGATGGCGGCATCAGCGATCTGGGCGGTACCCACAGCTAATTCGGCAATTTGCGCAGAAAAGATTGCCGCTTTACCAATTTTGGCATTGCTGATTGCACCATCTGCTATCTGGGCGGTGCCTACAGCCAGTGACGCGATTTTGGCGCTATTGATTGCACCATCGGCTATTTGAGCCGTGCCAACAGCTAGTGAACCGATTTTTGCGGTTGTGATCGCACCATTGGCAATTTGTGCAGTGTTTACGGCTAATGCACCAATTTTAGCACTATTAATTTGTGCGTCGCCGATTTTTGCCGTCGTGATCGATGCGTTACCGATCTTGGCATTTGTTATAGCGCCGTCGGCTATTTGAGCCGTGCTAACAGCTAAATCAGCGATTTTAGCATTGTCGATTGACGCGTCAGCGATTTTAGCATTATCGATCGCCGCATTAGCGATCTTACCGTTTGTAATGGCGGCATCAGCGATCATGGCTGTTTTAATCACACCGGTGTCGATGTGAGTTGTATTTGTAATATAGGTGCTTGCGCCATCGAGTAAAATCCGTTTGGCGTTAACATCAATTTGACTAACTAAATCACCCGTTTTAACGCGGAGATTAATGTCGTTTTGGAGCTGGGTAAATTGGCTAGATACGTCTGCTACAGTAGCTTGATCCTCCGGTGCTGGAGACCAGTCTGTCGATTTGTTGCCTTTTTCTAGCTTTCGATGGCTGACTTCCAGCGTTTTCCCAGGCGTTGTCCCCCAAGACCCTGAACCAGCGTACATTAATAGCAGTACGCCGGCCGGATTGTTTGGCTTAAATGTCCAAGCGATTTTACCGTTAACAATTGGTACGGATGCGTTATTATAGCCAATTGCTGTGTCGGCCGAATAAATAGCCAGAAAAACTGAGGTATCGGTGCCACGAGTATATTTGGCGTTAGCACTAAATGTCCAAGTCCCTGGCGTTAAATTATAATACAGTATCTTAAAGTGATCAGTATCGCCATTAATCGTAATGGGCTGGCCGCTGTTTAAGATATAGTTACGACCGCCGATTTGCATGTTATCTAGATTTGTCTGCACACTGCTAATCTGGCTGGTAAAACCCTCAGCCGTTAAATCAAGCCTCCCTTGTGTCCACGTCTGTGTCGCCATACCTGCGGTGGCGTTGGTTATATCGCTCTTTAAGCTAGTCACAGCAGCAGAAATTTTGCCATCTTTAATATCTAGTTGAGATTTAGTCCAATCAACAGTCGCCTGATCTTCCGGCGCTAGGCACCAATCAGTAGCTACGGACCCTTTTTCAAGTTTTTCTTCTTTTGCTGTACAAGTAAAATCATCAGAAGCGTGCACAACATGTGGAACTATATAAGATATTCCACTAGGAATCGTGAACGTCCATGAAACTTTACCCAATGAAGAATAAATAGGACTAGGGAACCATCTAGCATATTTTTTATTGCTGTCATATCCCCAATACCCCAAAGCAAAAGACCCCGTTAATTTCGTTAAATATATCGAGTAGGTATAGGTGCTTCCGACATTAACAGCAGGTTGTGACCCTTGTAGAAAGTTACTATAAATCCAACCGGGAACGGTTGAAAAGTCATTCATGTATGACTGTTCTGACGAACTCGTTCCTGTTAATAAATTAGTGCCAACCGCACTGTTTTTAACCTGAGTTTGCACCGTCTCAACCGACGCGGAAATCTCATTTTTAGCAGCAGATATCTGCCCCTGAGACCATGACTGAGTAGCGTAATTACCAAGCATTCCAGTCACATCACTAGCGGTAACCGTGGCGGCAATCTTATCCGCCTGCACATCAAGCTCACCCTTAAGATCGTTGACTGTGCCATTGATCTTATCGACTGTGGTCGTATCTGCCTTGAGCTTGAGACCGTCAGCCGCAAACTGCGCTAAGCTTTGAGTGGTCGCGACGGTACCTGCCAACTGGTCAACGGTCTCAGTAGTTGCTAGGGTCTTAATTGTCCCAGCAATATCGTCAACCTTGGTGACCAGTGAGTTGGTCTTAGTCTGCGCATCAGTGGCCGCGTTTATGGCGGTACTAGCATTAGTGATTGCTGTACTAGCTTTTCCTAAAGCACCGGCAGCATCACTCTGCGCACTAGCCGCAGCTGACTTAGCCTGATCTGCAGCATTATTGGCAAAGCCTGCTTGTGAGACAGCTAAATTAGCTTGATCCACCGCACTATTAGCTGTCGATCGTGCTGCTGACGTCTCGATTGTAGATTGACTAGCGGCACTAGCCGCAAAGTCTCCAGCTGATTTAGCATCGGCACCTGCAGCACTGGCTTGTTGGCCAGCAGTAACTGCCTGACTGCCAGCAGTGCTCGCTTGCTTACCAGCTACAGCAGCTTGGCTACCGGCCCAACTGGCCTGACTACCAGCAGAAATCGCTTGGCTTCCGGCTGTACTAGCTTGTTGACCAGCAATAACTGCTTGACTACCAGCGGCGCTTGCTTGCTTACCAGCTACAGCGGCTTGACTACCGGCCCAACTGGCCTGACTACCAGCAGAAATCGCTTGGCTACCTGCGGCACTGGCCTGCAATCCTGCAACAACTGCCTGACTACCAGCAGAACTGGCTTGACTACCAGCAGTAACTGCCTGACTGCCAGCTATAGCAGCTTGACTGTCAGCTAAACTGGCTTGATTGCCGGCAGAAATTGCTTGGCTTCCGGCTGTACTTGCCTGCAATCCTACAACAGCGGCTTGACTACCAGCGGCGCTCGCCTGTTGGCCAGCAGTAACTGCCTGACTGCCAGCATCTGCCGCCGCACTCGCGGCTTTTTTAACGTCATCAAATGTGGCTAAACCGGTGTCCAGTTTCCAGGCGCCCTCAACAAACTTCCAAATCTCAGTGGCGCCGTCAGCGTTTTTGATAAAAGCAACATCGCCGTTTTGCGCGGTTGATGATCGGCTAAACCATACCCGGCTCTTACCGTTGGCTGACTCAAACGATAGGGCGACTTGCTTTTTAAGCTCCTCATTTTGAGTAATCATCTGCACAATATTATTGTTAATTACCTTGATTGATGCGCTGGTTGGCAGCTGATCAATGATATTTTGCATTGCTCGTAGCTGATCGGATAGGTTGCTGTTAAGCACCCGGTAATTACAAAACGTGATCGCGCCTTGCGTGGGATCCGTGTATGACTTATCCAACGTGGCCACCCGTGCTTGCAAATAGAGTGCTGGGTTATAATCGTGATCGATAATGGTCACCGTATCGCCAATATCCAGTGTGGGGTCAATCACTTTAACGTCAGCATTGTAGGTGTACTGTGGTTCTGAGCGCTCCTTAAGTTGTGTCAGCGTACGGTTAAGCAGCTCCTGGCTACTCTGTGTATCGTAGTCGTAAAAGTCCTCAATATAAGTGGTTGTCCCTGGATTAAATGTTCGGTTAGCCGTAACCGCTCGTAAAAATTTATCGCCCTTTGGCGACACAAAGTTATCGTCTTTATAGTCAATATCAGTAAAATCAATATGTTTCTCCAGCCCAGGATCAGTTGTTGCTTGATTTTCGACCAAGCCACCCACACCGGCTAATGCAGTAACAAATTGGGCGCGGCTCTCTGTCTTTTTAATGTCATTTAACTCATTGTTATAGACAATTTGGATATTATCCTGCACGGTGCCGATTGATTTATAAACGTCGACGGTAAACTCGATAGGACTGTTTTGTTTTACTTTGATATTAAACTGACACTCCGCATTATCAAAGCCCTTTAAAACGGACAGCAATCGGCCTAAGCCAGTGTCTCGGCCTGTGTAAACTAGTTTACGTGATAAATCGGTCAGCTGGTTAACACCAAGTGTCCACGGTGTGCCTTTTGTCACTAAGTCAAAATAATAGCTAAACGGATAAGCTTGATCAGTATTCCAGACGTCCATGGCTTTATTAAGCAATTCGATACTGACATCTTCGGCGGCAACAGTCTTAGTCGTCTGCGTTTCGTCGTAGCTCAAAATCGTAAACGACCACGCCCGCCCACGGTCATCCTGGAACACTAGGTAATTCCCGGTCGTCATATACTGGGCGGCTGAGTCAGATTTATCAATCGTAAACTCAAAGATCGATGCACCGGCGGTCAACTCTTTATGGTGCTTGTCGCTATAAAAACTTGAGGTCGTGGCCAAAGTGTTCTTGGCGCGGTCGAGTACATATAATTGCATAGTTTATCCCCCTTCCTATAAATATTTTTTACGGATATAAGCCGTCACATCTGGTGCACTGGCAAAGTCAGAATACAGCACATTGATCACATTTTTGCCAGGATAAGCCAAGATTGGCTGGCTGCCGACATCCTGTAATGCAATACTCAGCGTGCCGTTGACCTTCGTGGTTACTTTGCCGTCTTGACCATCGATCACAACTTGATCGCCGTCGCTAAAAACGTTTGGAATATCCACATAGTCTTCCACGTTGTTCTTTTCGATCCAAAAATCGTAGAGGTCATTATTCATAGTGCCGGCAGCGGAATAGGCACCGAAAATGGCTTTCCAGTAAGTCGCTTGCTGGCATAAAATCTTGGCGCTGTCTGGATCGGTGTAACTGATCGTTTGGTTGACACGATTTGAGCCCTCGGACGACTGTAGCTGGATACTGTAGGTGTTGCCGCTACGAATAATCACTACAGCGCCAAAAAAGTTATCCCAGCGGGCGTTATTTTCATCGATGTAGGCCCAGTTATTGCCTACACGGATTTTGACCGATCCGTGCGTGCCCCTGCCTTTCCAAAATTGGACGGATACTAAAAGCTCACCATCTGGGCCACCTAGATTGACCTGCTGTAACCCACCGGCATACATATTGCCGAACAAAAATTGCAGATAAAAACGCGCTTTAAAATTCTTTGCACCAACGGCTCCGTTTGAATCTGGGTTAAAAATTGCTGTCGCACTTGGCCCATGCCAGCCACGACCATTAGCCGCGTGTGGTCCCCAAGCCGTCGTTTCATCTGGTTGAGCATTTCGCAAACGCCAGCGACTTTCCTTGATCACTGCTGGGTCTTCAAAGTTACCGCTTTGTACCGGATTTTCGTTCCACTCATTGATTACGCCCTTATTGAGCACCCACTGCTTTAGGCCGTTGGCGTTGTTTTGGTTTGTCGTAAATAGCCGTTCCGATTTAGCCACCACACCGCCGTCGATATCGTTAGGTTTCCCAATCAGGATATTCTCGCGGCTACTAGTCAGTCCAAAAAAGCCGTTATCGTCATGATTGGTCAGCTCAAATCGGACTGGTACCGGTAATGGACCATCGTTAGTGATGGTCACTGCGTTTTTAGTTGCCGGCACATCAACACTGACACTTAATGCGGCATAGTCTAAATAACTAACAGTCGGTGTTGTAGCATCGGCATCATTGGTACCAGTCAGTGCATAAAAATAGCCGTCTGTCATGGCGGCAGCGGCTTCTTGTCCGGCGAAACTATAGGTATTTTTGTCCGGCTTGCTTGCGGTATTAGCCTGTGATCCGATCCACTCGGTACCAGACCAGGTCTGCACTTTCGTGCCATACCCACTAGCACCGTGACCGTAGCTCCACACCTCGATGTAAAACTTCTTGATATGATCACTCAGCCACGCTAGCCGCTCAGATAATTCGATCAGCCCTAGCCGCTGCCAAAAACCTGGCATCTGTTGCTCAATCGCTTTGATCACATCAAAGCGCATCACTAGTCGCGTCGAGTTACCAACATCGGTCCGCGTATATGATCCGCATACACCATCCTGCTTAGCTAGTTTATTGTAATTCTCTTGCTCCCATTCCCACCAAAGTGAGTCGGGCTTGCGGCTTGCGATCTCGTGCCATTCGGCACCATAGATCATATTGGGATTACTATTAAAATCACCAAAGATCTTGTTAGCAAAATCTAACTTAAAATCATAAGTCCCAGCACTAGCGACTGCAAAGCTATCCTCCCGCATGGCATAAGCAAACGGGTCATTGCACAGGATAGTAAAAGACGATACCACCGAATTACTCCCACCAGGTACCGCTTCGATTTCCGATAACGTACCGATAAAATATTTCGTCGTGTCGTCTAAAAAGTAAAATTTATTGTCTTGACCTTGCAGCAGAGCATTCAACTGATAAAATATCTCGCGGAACCGTTCGGTTGTTGCCGCATCTACTTGGTATTTAACGGTGATTTCACGGGCTGGATAACGCCGTGAGCGTAGTCGTTCACCATTCTGATTACCAACGGTCAGTGTGTCTAGTGACTGGCCTAATAGCTCGCGCCCTTGTACTTGTAAGGTACGATATTCTGGGATCTCGCGTTCAAACAACTTCCCATTAAAGACCATTGACTCAGCCGGCCAAGCGGCCACATCGGTGCCCGTATACGGGGATAGATCACGAAAATTGTACACATTACTTCACCTCAAATTTTAATTTTAACTTCTTCTGCCATAAATCCGGTTTGTTCGTTGTGACCGTTTAGCTAGTTCACTTTCCATTGGTTCTGCGGTAATCCGTGCCACTTCCTGGCCATCCAGATTGACGGGAACTTCAACAACAGTCTTGTTGGTCAAATTTAGTTCGTGCTGCATTGCTCCACTAAAGGTATTACCTTTAAAGTTGCTGTCCATGTTGCTGTAAACGTCCCGTAAATTAAAGTCGCTTACTTCGGGCACTGCAGCCATCGCTAAATCAGTAGCAGCATCTGCCACCATGCCAGCATTTTTAATCATCCCAACCTGCATCCCGGCGGCAACATAATAACCGATTTCTCGTGTCACACGTGACGGAGAATGAATCTTTAATGCGCTTCTAATAGCAGCCGCAGCACGGCTTGCTAAAGAAGCCGCCGTACTCATAACACTACCGGCCATGCTGGAAATACCATTGACTAAACCTTGGCCTAAATATGATCCGGCACTACTAAATGAGCCGTGTTGCCCTCTTGCACCGCTAGATCCAGAACTACCCAGTTTAGAGCCAGCACTTCTTGCACTACCCGATTTAGATGAAATTCCGCTAGCCGCATTGCTGCCTAACGAAGAACCGGTTGATTTCATTTGACCTAATTTTGACTTTAATCCGCTAACTGCATTAGTACCATTTGTTGTACCGGCATTTTTTAAAGTACCGTTTTTATCAGTAATACCACCAGCCGCAGAGCTAGCTAAAGCGCCACCAGTTGTTCTAGCATTACCATTCTTGTTAGCAATTGCCTGCAAAGCCTTGATGGCACTGTTACCACCAGCAGAATCAAAGGCTGACATCCCAGTCTTAGTCGCATTGCTACCAGCTTCATTCATAATGTCGGTCGCTTTACCGACCACATCGACTTTTTTACCCATCAAACCAGCGCCGAGTGATTGAATCAGTAAACCCCCGATCTTTAAGAACGAGCTTGAGTAACTGACCACAGTCGCAACTAATGCTGTAAGTAACGCGGTCATCAACTGAATCACAATCGGCAGTTGTTGCACAATCGCTTCGCCAAATTGACCGACCATTGCGAAAAATGCAGCAATAATTGCTGGTGCATTATTACCAATAGCATCCATGATTGCGATTAATAGATTCGTTGCGGCAGCAGCAATCTGAGGTACATAACTGGTTAGAGTATTAAGAAAATTAATTAAGATGTTCGCAAAGCCAGCTACAATTTGTGGCATGTAAGTTGCTATCGCATTAAGTAGTGCAGATAAAATCTGCATGAAACTACTTGCGATTTGCGGTGTGTAAGTCAAAATTGTATTAAGAATCGTCATTAGCATCTGCATAAATCCATTAGCGATTAACGGCGTTGCTGCTACAACTGTATTGACTAAGGTCGTTAGTAAAAGCAAAAACGTCTGGCTGATCTGTGGTGCTAAAGTATTAATCGCAGTTAAAATAGCAGTACCTAGTGCAATAAATGCTTGTGCAATCAGTGGTGCGTTAGAAATCACACCATTTAGCATAATTGTCATCATAGCTATAAATCCAGTACCGACAGCAGCAAATGTTGGCACAATGGCATTCACGTGAGTTGTTAAACCGGTAAAGGCGACAATCAAAGCCGCAATACCCAACGCAGCCGCACCAATGCCAACGCCAACAGCCGCTACCGTCACACCAAACGCAACCATACCAGCGGCACCAGCCGTCAGTCTTGGCCCTAATAATGCAAACGTAGCAGCTAAAGCAGCAATGCTTATAGTTACGGCGGTTAGTGTTACAACACCAGCGTCGCCCGTTTTAGCTAACTCAGCAACAGCAAAAATAAATGTGCCGATGCCAGCTGCAGCAATACCAATACTAGCGCCTAATTTTAGGATTGATGATCCAAGACCCTGAATAGGAGCAGTCGGTTTTTTAGCGGCGTCACCAAAGCTAAATAACTTGGCAACTAACTTACCTAATCCACCATGTGTTATGGCCAAAGTCGCTCCTAGGACAGACAACCCTGACACGATTGCAGTAATCGCCTTTTGACTATCAGTCATTGATGTAGATGCTTTTTTAAACCAGTCTGCAAACCCACCTAGTAAGTTCCCAGCCCACTCAACAGCTGGGCCAAAAATACTTCTAAGTGCTGATCCAATATCGTTAACAAAATCACGAAATTGAGCCGATGATTTATATAGTTTAACAAAGCCAGCCACTAATAAAGCAATCCCAGCAGCTACAACTAGCCAAGGCAGTGCCTTTAATAAGCCACCAGTTAGCTTAGCTTCACCGTTCATCGATCGCAACGCAGCCATTGCTGTTTTTGTGCTTGCCGTAAACTGCATCATTTTACCGATCACAACTAAAATAGGGCCTGCCGCAGCGGCAATACCCAAAGCAACTAAAATGAAGTTTTGTACAGCCGGACTAGCATCGAGAAACTTACCAATTAAATTTGAGATTAAATCAGCAACGCGCCGTATAGTTGGTGCCATTTTATCGCCAATTGCAATGGCGGCAGATTCAAAGGCGCCACCTAACTGTTCGACAGCAGATTTTGCATTATCCTGCATGATCTTAGCCATATCCGCCGCAGAACCTTTAGAGTACTTCAAGGCTTTAGTCAGTGACGATAGCTTACCACTCTGTGCTTGCAGCAAGACGTTCATCGCCCGACCGCCTTCCATGCCGTAAATCGTGGCTAAAGTGTTCTGCTTCTGCTCATCCGTCATCCCTTTTAACTTGCCTTTTAATTCGGAGACCTGCTTAGCTAATGGTTTCATTTTGCCGTTGGCATCGTAAGCGCTAAATCCAATTTGCTGCATTGCTTTTTTAGCCTCAGCTGACGGACTCTGAACACGCATCAATGCTTGGGCTAAAGTAGTACCAGCCGTGCTGCCTTTAATACCTGCATCTGATAACACACCGATTGCTGCTGCAGTCTCTTCGAGTGAAAGACCAGCAGCGTGGGCTTGTGGTGCGACATACTTCATGGCATCGCCCATATCACTCGCTTCTGCATTCGTTTTAGCCGCAGCTTCCGCGAATACATCGGCAACATGGCTGGACTTGCCTGCTGATAAACCAAAAGCGTTTAGTGATGTTGACATGTTATCAGCCGCTTTTGCAACGTCACCACCGGAAACAGCCGCTAAATTAAGAACTCCAGGCATGGCTTTCATAATCTGCTGAGAGTTCATGCCGGCCGATGCTAAGTTTTCCATGCCCTCAGCTGCTTGCTTTGCACTAAAGGCCGTTTTAGCCCCTAACTTAATTGCTTGATTTTTAAGCGCACCCATCTGCTTGCCGGTCGCACCAGAAATGGCTTGTACTCGGCTCATTTGAGCGCCAAAATCCATTGATGTTTTAGCCGCAGCTACGGCCATTAAACCTAACGGCAATGTAACGCCCTTAGTTAACTTAGAGCCGATTCCTTCCACCGTTTTACCGACGTTGCCTAAGCTTGTTCTAGTGCCCAACTGAAAAGCGTCCACAGCATTAGAGGCATTACGAATGGTACTACTAAAACTGCTATCAACGGCGCTAAGCACCGCTGTTACACTATAGCTTTCCATTGTTTTCCTCCTTCCTGTGATAATATTCGTTCAATCGCTGATTAACAATCTCAGCCTTACGCCGTTGTTCATCTTTAAGACGTTGCTTTTCGTCAATTACGCGGCCATTAGCGTGCTGCAAGGTGATTTTTCGAATGATCTTTTCGTCGTCGTAAAATTCCTTAAACTTGCGAAACTTGGCGCGTTTGCCGCTACGATCAGTTGCTTGTACCATCTGATTAGCCCACGCTTGTATGTGGATTAAGCGTTCTTGATCAATATTCCGTAGCTGAGCAGCTTCCAGCAAAAGATCATATTCATCGAGTGTTAACTGGCCGATCTCGTCGACAGTTGTCAATCCAAATAATCGTAAGCCAGTTACGATCATACTGTGATAAACATTTTCACTGTAATCTTCAGGCTTTAATTTTCGTCCTATTCGTTTTGTTTCAGTGCCGCCTGTGCGGCTGTCACTTTTGACTTTGTGGCGTTCCCCTCAGATAGTTCCTTAATTACTTCATCAAAAATTGGTTCTAGATCATCTAGACTTTCAAGGTATTCGTCAATATCGTCTTGCGTGACTTTGACCTTCATCGCCTTATTAGCGCAATAAAGATAAGTGGCTAAATATTCAGGGTAACCAGCTAAGATTTGTGTTAACGATAAATCTAAGCCCAAGCCAAATTTAATATCGTTCTTTTCCATGTAATAATGTTTGTCTAACTCACGCAAAAAGCGAATTCCAAACTTAAATTCAACATCTTTACCATTAATTTTTAATTGCATTATATTTTCCTCCATTAAAAGCCGCCCCACTAGGTATTGTGTATTTCTTAGGCGACAGTTATATTATTTATCCAGCTGGTGCTGGAGTTGGGGTATCTGCAGCAACGCCATTGCCTGTAGGGTCAACTTCAGTTACCGCATCTAAGCCACGGAACGCATAGGATAACGCGTCTTTCGTGTCTTGTGATAAAGTGACCCAACCATCAACAGGTACACCGTCAATCGAGAATGATGCATCACCTGTTGAGTTGTCATCTGCATCGTTATCGGATTCCATTTCATTAACCTTGCCACGCATATAGCGGGCAAAATATTGACCTGAGGCGTTCTTTTTAGCCAGATTAACTTCCCAAGCTTCTACCGGTAAGTTGTCTTTGACCGAACGCCATAACAGATCATTCATTTCATCGTCAGAAGCGATATTTTCAACTTCTAATTCGGTTTCAGCCGGTGATGTCGTAGCAACATTCCCGTCTTTTGTGGCAGTTGAGTCACTACCACGGCTGATTGTTAACGTATGTGTTGTTTGCAGTGCTAAACGCATTGCTGACTGTTCTGCAGCTTTAGCTAATTCCCGCAGAAAAATAACTTTATCCATGCCTTGTTCGGCAGTAAATTCATTGGCCATTTATAGCCCTCCTTATAAAATTCTGTATTCTAATTCGATGATGCTATGCCATAATGTTGTATTCGGCACTGAGGTGTCCTTTATCATTTGCTTTGAGCATCCCTTGACGTTAGCAGCGATACCGTAACTCGTTGTGCGTCTCAAATTAATTGAGCGCATAAAAATAGCTTCCGTCATTTCCGACAAAAGCTTTCGTTGCTTCCTACAGCCGAATAATTCGATTGTGGTAAATAATGATCCAACTAATCGATCACCAGCCGCTCGTGGTACGAGTTGCACGTCGCCAATTTGTACAAACGGATAAACAGCACTTTCAGGTGGCCGCACATCATAAGTTTTGTAATTTAAAGACTGAGATAGCGCATATAACGTGTCGAAAAGGTCTTGATCAATTGACTTAATAGCAGACACCTCACTTCATAATGTTACGGATTTCCCGAATATAAGCACCTTTAACTTGATTATAAGCTGGTTTTAGTGCCGGCTGAGCTTCCATAAACCGAGTTCCTTTTTCAAGATACGGATCATAATCTTTCCCCATACCAACTTCACCCGTCAAACCACCGTCATAGATCTGCATGCCTATCGAGCGGCGTGTTGCACCTGTGGAGTAGCCTTTGGTGTACTGTGCTTTTTGCACGGCGACACCGTGTAGCTGTGTCGTTTTAGCTGTGACCAGCTTTTTAATGCCGTCCATGCCAATCCGCTTTTCAAGCCCACGTGCTAATTCCTTTGAGCCTAAAATTTTCATCTTAGCCATGACTCTCACCTACAATCAAAGTATTGCTTTTAAGTGGCTTCCGTGTCGTTACTTTTACATAATGCGCATCACTGTCAGGTAGTGTTAAATACGTCCAATCAGCCAACTTTACGCCGTTAGCAAAGCGCAAAACTTTGTTGGACGTGTCCAGATCGCCAAACAGCTCCATAGCGCGGCTAGTACCCACATCAGTCACATTAGCCAAACGGGTAAATGAAGTTTTATCTTCGTCATACTCGCCTGTGACCGGATTATAAACGTTGCCGGCACCTTCATGGACAAAGGTGACTAGTGCGTCGTAGCGCATCAGCTACCACCCCCGTATCCACTGATAAAACGAACACCAGACTTATTGCGCTGATCATCGTTAGCATTGATCCAGTCAGCAATGTCATCGGCAAATTCGGCAAAGTCATCATCACTATAAGTGATCGATTCGCCCTCTTGACCATAGGACGCCATGCCCTCGTTTTTAAGCCGGTTAAATCGCTTAATGGATACTTCTAGTACAATGTAACCAAGTTCATCAGGTACCGCTTTTGCGACCCCCTTGAGCTTAATCAATAATCGTGCTGCCGAGTTAGATGTGATCTTATTGATAGTCTCTTCTTGAGCGTTAAACACCGCATCATCAAGCATTAATAACGGTCTAATCTCAGTTACATAATCCATGCAATCACCACCTATTTAGCTGGCACTAGGGCTAGTAAATCCGCCTTAGTCGTCTTACCCGTATGATCAATACCATGAGCGTCTAACCAGGCGGTAATCTCAGCGACAGTATTAGCGTCAGTCGGTTTTGTTTCTCCGGCTGGATCAAAGTTTGTGGCGCCACCATCAGCCGGTGGCGTTACGCTTTTGGGCTGTTGATGCCACCAACTACAAACTTAGGATCAATTTTAAAGCGATAATCGACAACCCCAATATTCCGTGGATCACCGACAATGCTAAATAATGACGTGGAAGATTCATTATAAGTGTTGATACCAACGTTTGCTGCTTTAGTTGTATCCGTAAAGCCGGTCCCTTTAACTTGCATGGACAATACACGGCGGTTGATGACTGCGTTTTGACCGCCATTACCTAGCGCATCACGTTTTGTTTCAACTGCATTAGCTGGTGACGCTAAGCCATAGGCAATTGCGCCGTTAGCGGTAATATAAGCATCAGTTGTGCCATCATCTGCCAGCGGAATTGCATCATCGGTAATAATTTGCATGTTGTTGTAAGTCGAAATTGGCGCACCACCTGTAGATGGTTGAATATCATCGATCAAGTTCTGCTCACGCATTGCACCTAAAGTTGCTGAGTTAACGATTAATTTAACTAATGTCGGTGACGCTACATCTCCCATACGCGAGATTGCAGCCAAGAAATCGCCAGCCTTTAATTCAACAGGTGTTGCTGTACCATAGGATTTAGCCGTTAGTAAATCAGCATTTTTAAATGCGTTAGCTAATACGGCAATGATCAACTTGTTATCTTGAATGTTCCAGTAGGTACTGAACTGTCCAGCGATGGCTTCTGCCACCGGTGATCCCGTCGTTAACGCACCGAAATCAGTGTAGCCGAAAGCCTGTGCTTGGTACATCTTAATTGCGTTAGAGCTTTCAGTCGTCAAGTCGTTAACTGCAATATCTTTGCTGTCATTCCACGTTTGGACATCGGCGCCGAGTGGCATCATAGCGGGAATCGTAATAAACGTTCCACCTTGTAATAATTGTGCTTGAATCAATGGGTCGTTGGTTAAAATACCACTAGTTAATAAGCGATTAGTGGCGGTAGATTTTTCGATAATATAATCAGCAAATACGACGGGTTCAATTAATTTCGATTTGTCGGTTGCTCCAGTAAATTCTGGCATTTAAGTTTCCTTCTTTCTATTTTTGTTGGCGCAATTGTTGATAAAGCGTCATATCCTCGGATGCTAACTGACTACGCTCAGCTAAAGACATATCCTTTAACTTCTTCGTGGTACCGCCGGTTGGTGCATCCTTCGGCGTGGTTCCAGCTAAGAGTTCTTTGCGTGCATCTTCACGCACCAATTGGATATAAGTCACAAAAGATTTAACGTTGGCCAGCGTTGCCTTGTTGTCATCCGACACCAGCCGGTCTAACACATCAGATGGCACGTTCATCCCACTGCTGACTAGCACATCTCGGGCTTGTTCAGTGATATCACGACGCTTGATCTGTGCTTCAAGGGCCGCAATTCGTTCATCTTTTTCGTCCTTTGGTGCTGGTTTGTCAGGGTCTTCACCCTTTTCTAATCTGGCAATTCGTTTTAACGCATCATCAAGTTGATCCTTATACTCATTTTTCTTAGCTTGTTCTTCGCCAATCCGCTTTTGAAGTTTTTCAACAATTTTATCCGCTTTGTTATCATCTGACTGCGCATTATCAGTATTTTCAGTGGATTCATTGTTATTTTCTTCATTTTCAGCTGGCTTTTGGACTTGATCCTTCTTTTCGTCTACTACATCTGCCATAAGGCCCTCCAGTTTAACGTCTAGGGAGACAATCTCCGGTCGTTCTTTTAGCCCTGCAGCACGGGAAAAAGGGCGTAAAAATAGCGATGAACTTCATCGCTCGATCAATCAACGTGTTTTAAATCGGTTCTAGAAATAATTTTTGCTGCAATCTCTTCATACTTTTTAACTGCGTTCGGGAAAACTTCTTTAGTAAGCTTAAGCGCTTCTGGGTTTGCCACTAGCTCAGAACTCAATTCAGCAAAAAATTCCATTTCTTGATTTCCGGCTGTCTGCCAATAAGAATACCCATGACCAGATTTCATTGGCTTGTTATATTTAATTGGATCCACCGCTTCAATCATGTCTGATAAATCAGATGTAATTTTAGAATCCAGTTTTTTCCATTCAGCAATTTTAAACTCAAATGCTTTTTCAGCTTCTTGTGTAGCAGAATACCAATCATCCTTTTTCTGTACCCATTCTGCATAATTCTTTGAATTTTTTCTTGGCCGTTTGCCTAATCCTTCCAGAGTTGGTAAATCACCATAAACGTATTTATGAAAATCGTTTTGTAGCGTTTCTTTTAATTCAACCGTTCTACTTGGCTGTAAAGCTCCAATTTTAGACGGTTTTGAATCCAAATAATGCGCCGTTTCATGGAAGAACTGCTGCATTTCTTCTTGGTGTTCAGCAGTAAATTGCTTAGAAGTCATATGAATGCCGTTTGCATTAGTCCACGGCTTACTTGCATCTTTAGTAGTGTAGTAAAGGTTCTTACCTTGAGTTTCATACTGTCTTTTAATAATATCCGGTGCTCCTGCTAATTTATCAACAGCTTTATTCCCCAGTGTTTTCCCATACATATCAAATAAATTTGATTGCTTTAACTCATTAACAAGTTCATTACTTTCTGACTTTTCGCCAGTTAAATCAACATTGGCTGTGTATGCTGCTTTAGCACAACGGCAATTCGGATGCGCTGGAATCATCGGTACATCATCAAGCTGATAAATGCCATGGTTATAACTAGAGATATCACGGCATTGCTTACAAGCGCTAGGCTCAGCAACCCATTTGACTTGTTTAACGCCGTACTTTTTAAACATAGCCATGCTGGCAGCGTCCTGCACCCTAGCCGACTCTGTTCTTGCCAATCGCTCGGCAATGGCGGTACGGTTCTGTACCGTCTCACTAAGTAGTGGCTTTAACTGCCGTGCAATAACACGTGGATTTAGTCCTTGCACCATAAAACGATTAAGTTGAATACCGATCGTTGCTTGTAATTCAGCCATACTGTCCCATAAACGGCTAGACCAAGTTGCTTTTTGCCATGACCCATTAACGACTGCATTAACTCGGCCGACTAAATCTTCATTGCGGTCTTGCCCAAGAATCCCAGCTTGTCGCTTGATCTCGTCCAAATAATCAGCGGTAAACTTTTTCTGTAGAACAGCTTGCTGCTCATTTCCAAGTGCAATCAGCTGTTCGCCAACTTGAGACTTAAGCATTTCAAGTCGGTTGATCCGCATAGTAGCATTGTAAAGCTTGAGCTGCTCGTTAGCTTCCTTGGAAAAGTCTTTAAATGCTACAAGCTTCTTGGCTTTCTTACTAAAAGCTTGCACATCCTCAGCAGCCACACGCTTCATTGCTTCTTGCTTTGTTATGCCGTTAGCACCGGCATAACGCATATAAAACTGATCAATTTGACTGTTAATATCGTTTAGTGAGTCAGCATACATTTGTTGCAATTGTTTATTTAAATCGGCATCATTACGCATATTGCGGCTTATCCAGCTCTGTTCTTGATGCTCGCGTTCTTCCCAGTAGCTACGTGCCATAATTAGTTACTTCCTGCAATGTCATGTAATGCCTGCGAGACACCACCCATCAGGCTAAAAGTAGTGATCTTAGAGTCGGCATTAGTTGCCCACCCGCCAAAACTAACGGTATTATCATCACCATTAACATATTGACAGACAACGGCAATTCCTTCTAGGTGGCCATCATTTCTGGCCTGGATCAGATCACTGATCACATCATCAACGGTCAGTGCTCGACCCTTTTCTTGGTGCTTGTCGCTGATTGCTGTCAACTTGCTTTTCTTGCTCATCTGATTTGCTCCCTTCATAGTCGGTCAGGCTGGCTGACATAGCCGCTTTTACTTTAGCTTGATTTTCCTTATCCATTTTTTTAATCTCAGCTTGTGGATCATCAACAACTGATAAAGTTTTAAGCTGCGTTTCTTGGCTAACAATGCCGGCTAGTTTACCAGCAGTATCTGCTTCGTCGGCTAAATTGACGGGTAAGTTTCGGGTAAATTTAAAGGATAAGTCTTTAATGTTGAGCTGTGGAGACGCGATAGCAAAGACGATCTCATAAAACTGTCGTAACGCTTGCGTAAACTTGCGCTCTTTATTAACAGCCGCGTTCTGCATCGGCAGCAGTTTGTACTTGATCGCGATACCAGAACTATCGCCGGCAAACGACTCATCTTTCAAGTTGGCAACCTTAGCCACCTGAAAAATGGAATCAATCAATCGATTAATGTGATTTTCTTGCATCTGATCGCCATCGGGCTTAGTCAGGAAACTCGCATCCCCGTCTGTTGCATCTGGCGCATAAATAATCTGGTTGCCATCTAAATTAAGCTTTGGTAAGCCTGTTTCTTCGTCTTCCGGCAATTGCATACCGCGGATAAGCATATAGGCATTGTCAAAGTATTCATTCTGATTAGCCTTTTGACTCATGGCCCGATCAAGCGCATCATTCAACGATTCAATTTGTCCTACGATACCAAGGCGATCCTCATTTTCGACAAATTCAATCGCTGGTACCATATGAAACAGATTAGGTGTCTCATCGCCAAAATGACCATCATTGCCAAAATGATATGACTGATCTTTAAAGTAGATATCACCTTGCACCTGCTGATCGTCATTAAACCAATAACGTACGAACGCGATCCGTTTGTGCTGGATTGAGTCATCGTAAATCATAAACGCCTGCTGTGGGTTGACAACTGCTACCCGTGTCTGGCTATCCTCATCTTGATAAGCGAGCAAATAAGAACGTCCATAAATATCCGCTTGCTTACTCAGTTCAGATAGCTGATCCTGAAACGAATTTAAGTCCTGCCAGCTTTGCAACTCAGCGTTAGCCTTTTGATCGTCGAATCCAATTTTAGGCGGGATGCCAATAAAATAGCCATTGAACGAATCAACGGCGTAGTTACATAGATTATAAACAATATGGTTGTCTGGGCGGTTGCCGCCACGTGGCTTTGCGTGTAACACATCATGATTGCCGGAGTAAAATTTATAATTCGTTTTGTATTCTTTGGTCATACTGCCATTGTGAAAATCAATAAAGTTCTTTAAATCCTGTTCGGTTAAATCGACTTCCGCTGGATAAAAGAATAGTCCGCGCTCATCAACTGAGCCAGCCCCTTGTACTGTACCTGTAATTTGGATAATAACACCTCCTAATAGTACGTATTCTTGATCAATCGTGCCTTATTGCGCTGTTTAATAACTTGCATCACAAAATAACGCATGGCGTCCATAGCATGATCATGCTCCTTCACAACTTTATCCTCACCACGCTGAGACGCCTTTTCATCCCATACGTATGATGCAAATTCCTTAAATAGGCTGTTTAAACCATCAACAAACTTAATTTTGCCAAGGTTCATCGCCGTCTGCGTCTCACGGATACCATTAAGAACATCATTGTCAGCCTTAATGATCTGATAGCCTTTAGAGCGTAGCTTAGCGATAAATGATGCTGCAGACGGATCAATGATTATCTTGGCACGGATATCACCAACAAAATTGTCCAAATCGCTTGCATACTCATCATCAGTCTTTTGCCGCGTACTATGGCGCCCATCATAGTAATACTCCTTTAAACAGTACCATGTGCCAGCACAAAGACCCCACAGCAAGAATACCGTGGGGTTTTGTGTGCCGTAATCACATGACACATAGTATTTAGTTATTGGACTGGGTTGCCCTGGAACAATCATTTTAGACTTATCAAAGTTATCGTAAACAATACCATCAGATAAAACCCATTGGCCTAAAATAAAGCGTGAATAGAAAATGCCAGTATACATTGATCTATAATACTCGCGTCGTTCGTCCGACAGGGATGGATTATCATCCATAGTAAAATGAATATGCAATGCATGCTTTTTAGCCAGTTTGTCTAGCCAGTCAACTTTAAACCAATGGTAAGGGCCCTCTGGGTTGCAGTTAAACCAAAGCTTGGCGCCATCAACAGAACAACGTGCTGTAGCCTGATTAACAAATGACTGGGGCATTAACGCAACTTCGTCAAAAAAGAAGCCAGCAAGTGTAACACCTTGGACAAGGTCCTGGGATGCTTCATCTTTACCGCCAAAATAAAAGTAATAATTGGCTTTATTACCCTTACGAACCTCAAACATATTGTCTGTTCGGTGCTCAATCACTTGATAATGGCGGCCTATCAGCATCTGTTTAAGTGGTCTAAAGACATTACGCCGAAATGATCCAATCGTTTTACCGGCCATGCCAAATTGTTGTCCATTATAAGCTTGCATTGACCACATCACATAAGAAAGTGACATGATCACCGTCTTACCAGCACGAACGCTACCATCGCAGACAATTGCCTTATAGTTACGTGTCTTGGGATGATGCCACCAGGTTAGGACTTGTGCCTGTTTACGCGAAAAGGGTGCAAATTTAAACGTTACAGTTGTGCGTCGTCTAGTCTGTACCATCATCATCACCCCAGACCTTATCACCTAATTTATCCATCGCATCCATAAACCCATCGTCGTTGCCATCATCAACAATCGTTTCAGGCAGATTCCGCAGTAACATTTCCATTGCTTTTTGTTTATCATACATTTCAACAACGACGCCATCTCGACCAATGTGCACCGATTTAAGGAGGGACGTGTCAACTTGGGATTGATTGCGCAAATTAACATGCGATAAGTGTGCGGTCTTTTGCTTGCCTGTTTTCGAATCAATAATTTTATGACCGCGCTTATCAACCAGTGGTTCGTCAGCACTACCGAATTCGATATAATCCCCAATATCTGCCTTAACTTGCTTGGCTGCCTCAGCAAGAACATCTAGCTGTGTCATGTGCAACTCAGCCGCTTGTTCTTTCTTGAGTTCATCAATCATAGTCTTAACGCTAACATTTGCTAACAATCGCGGGGCGCTTGCTCGTGCTATGTCCGCATCAACTTTATAAGCCTTCATATACGCCCAAGTACCGTTGAATCGTTCTAAATAATACAGTGCAAATAGCTTTTGTTTTTCAGTAGCATTCGATTCTTCGATAATCTTTGGCACGTTTTTAGGGTGCACCCTCTCACTGTTTTTGGGTGTACCCTTTTTAATCGGTGGTGCACCACGCGACCAACCATTACGCTTGCGCCACGACTTAACCGTGTTGAGCGATACACCATACTTATCAGCAATATCCTTATACTTCATCCCTGCAGCATAATCGACAGCCGCTTTCTTCTGATTATCGTTAGTCATCACATAATCACCACACCTCCGTCTAATTGGAATTAGTCATCGTTATTCGACTACGACCCAGTCATCAGCCAGCATGTCAGTTTGACTAGCTAACCATGGAACTCGATCCATAGGTGCATTCGGATTGTTCGTGCGTAGCCCAGTCGTGTCAATATAAATGAAGTCGTGAGTCATAACCTCATTAAAACGATTATTGGGAGTGTTCAAAGATTCTCCCTTTTTTAATTTAATGAAGATGCCTTTGCCGTTCCAACCTTTACGCGCAACACAATTACCTCGTTTTAATTCTTCAAGCGCTTCTCCAAAATCCATAATTGATTCCTCCTTATTTTTCTCCAAACTAAAAGCACCATGCTTCTTAGCACGACGCTCACGTTTCTTCTTATCAGCCAACCAATGTTCTAATTCACTGAAAATTTTTGTCTCGGTGCTACAGACGTAGCCATACGTACGCAAAAAGGAACGCCCAATACTGGGCGCTCCCAATAAATCAGTTTAAGACTTGCGATTGAACTGAATTTTTTTAGATTTTGGTTAACGACATCCTTAAACTAACTTATCTATAATACTAATTTAGCAGGTTTTAAGTGGTACAACTACCGATTCTAGTACCAACTTAGATTATTCCCTTTTCTTCGGCCAATAATTCAAGTAATTTATATCGCTTGCGATAAATGGGCGTGTGCGCATAATGCAACAGACTACCAATTGTGTCCCAGTCATAGTAATTGGTGCCAATATAGCGCATCTCAAAAATTTTTAACTGTTCCGCGTCCATATGCCTTTTGGCGGCATCCACCTCGCGCTGTAACTGAATCAGCCGATTAATTACCCTATCCTGATCATATTTTAATACCAGGCTTTCTTGCGGCCGCGTGATCACACTGGAACGACCGCCACCGATATTGTCATCGTTGGGCTTCCAGGGATGCTCAATTTCTAGTTTCCGCACTGCAATATCGTGATTGATTTTAGTGTATCTCATATACTCATCGTCTAGCCACGCAAGGGCCGCCTTAGTTAGCTCTTTCACTCATTTTCACCCCTCGCCGATTTGCATCAGCCATGTTATAATTAATCTGCTGAGATTAGCTGCCATGCAAATGGTGGCTTTTTTTATATTAATGTGGCATCACTGTCCTTGCGATTGTCGATCACATAAAATGTTTTAGTCGTCTCTGTCGAATTATGACCCATCATTACACTAACCGCCTCAATTGGCTTATGCTGACGGACTACCAAGTCTGTTGCCCGTGTTGTTCTAAGATCGTGTGGGTGCACATTACGACCCAAAATCTTGCTAAAATCATCAGAAAACCAATAGGCAAATGCCGCTGGTGTTAAATCGGTGACACCACTTTGATCAATATGAACGAATAAGTTTGCAGCATCATCCCCTAGTTCCAATCCATTCACTAACTCACGACGCTGCTTGTCCCAACGCCGGATATAGCGCATTGTATCAGTCGATATTTTAAACTCGCGCACCTTCCCTAGCTTACCTGCACCCTTGCATCGAATTGAGTTACTCAAAAAATAATTATGGTTCATCCCCTGTGCATCTTGATAATAATGCATGTCTCCCACTGAATACTTTGCTATTCGGCGCTCAAATTGGGCCGATTCCGCTCGTCTGCAGGCCGTCTGGTAAGTCAAAACTAAGTAACACAGACGTTGATAATCCTGGCGCTTTTCTAACGTTTTAATTAATAGCTCAAATTCTTCTGGAGTGATCGGATGCTTTTCTTTGCGTGGCGTCTGCACCATAGCTTCACGTCCCTTGCGGATCGGATTTCTAAACGCTGGGTATTCTTCTTCGTAATATTTTTCAATGTACTCGCAAAGTTCGGAAGCCGCGGCTAACTTGACCTTAATGTTATTGGTCGAGCCATTATGACTTAACAGCCAATCCTGATATGCCTTGCCATCCCTAATTTTTAGATCGATAATTTTTTTATTACCGCAATAGTCATGAATCCATTTGGCAAAGATGCGCAGACATGATCGATACTGCTGTAAGGTGGCCGGTGCCAACCGGGGCGAATGCTGCAGGTACTCCTCTATTTTCTTACGGTTAAACTTACGTGCTTCATGCTGCAACCACTGATCAGTAACTGGTGCGATTCTAACTGTTTCCATGGCTTAATACACTCCCTTAATTGATAACCATCCAGAACCAGACTAAATACTTAAGAACGGTCAATAAGAACATCCCAACGATTGCGAATAACCACCAGCAGATCACTATGCCAGCGATTATTGTTAAAACATTAGTTAAAAACTTCATGCTGGTACCGCCTTTTCAGCATCACCATTAGCCGCACCGGAAGTCACTTTAGCATCAAGAATCTGTATCATATCCGGAGCTGCTACCATTAATCCACCGATCTGGTAGCTTTTGTTGGTCATATTTCTCCAGTCGAACCACTCAATATACTCGGAATAGCTTTTATCTGACCAAACGATCGTACTCATAGTCACGCCGTTTTTAGCAAAAACAATTTTGTACTTATTCTTAACATTCATAGCTATCACCACCTCTCATTGACTGACCCAAAACAATGCAACCGTAAGTAATGCGCATATAATAGGTATAACAGCCCAGAAAAGGATAGATGCCCACCAGCCAACATCTGTGGCAGTTAGTGTAACAACTAAACTCACAAAAACCGCAATAATTAACCAGCCTAATACCTTCTTTAGTGTTGGACTCATCTTATTCACCTCCTGAAAATTACTTTTTACTATCCTTTATCCGGATAACTTCATTCAAAGAACTTGTTCATATCAACGTTCTTGCCGAACTGTTTTTTTACCGCTAATAAAAATCTGTAAGACGGAGTGATAAAGCCACCCTCAATTTGTGCAAAACGAGAGCGGGAAAAGCCTAATAGAGCGGCCGCATCTTTTTGAGTAAGATGCTTTTTCCTACGTACTTCTTTTAAATAAGACATGGCACACCTCTTTTGCTATTTTCTACTATCCCTTATTCGGATATAATTAAATTCTGAAGGGAGGTGAAACAATATGAGTAAGCCTTTTATGCTGACATACGATCTTGATAACCCCGGACAAAGATATACAGAAGTTAGAAAAATTATCGAAAAGGATATTTCTACTGGAGAATGGTGCCATTACTGGGATTCAACATATCTGCTCAGAAGCAACCTAACAGCTTCAGAAATGATGAACAAATTGAAAGAGAAAACTGACGGTAATGACAGATTCTTTATATCTGAAATTGTTAAAAACGCTCACGCCGGATGGCTAACAGAAGAAGAGTGGAAATATGTCAATGAGCACATTTTGTACTAACTTGTTTTTCGTATTCCGCTTCCGTCATTAATTTTGAATCTGATTTGTGCTCCTCGCTGCTACCGACAGTTTGGAGCACTTTTTTAATTTCATCTGGTGTACCTTCGATTGTTAATTTCATTTCAATCTTCCTTTCTAAAGTTAGCTTTTATAGCGACAATAGCCGATCAATATCGCTTGGCCTATGCCCGTCCCATTTAGGCGCATAGCCTAATTCTGGGACTTTAAACATATCCCATTCCGACAGATCATAATGATAGGAGTAATCTCCTTCCGGTGTATGAATGCCAACAACGAAGTAACCCGGGAACATAGAGCCATCTTCGTGCTGTTTTGACTTCCAAGATACATCTGAATGGCTGTTACAGACTACCGCGAACAAAACTGCGCGGTGGTAATAAAGTTCTCCAAAGGTATGAGAGCCATCGCTAATATCATTTGTCTCATCACCTTTAAGCTGATATTTAATAAAGCCATTCATGCGGCGAATCATTGTTTTACTCATAATCTATTTCCTCCGTAAATTTAACTTTTAACGTCTATAAATCTGATGATAATTCGATACCTGTTGCCAACTCATATAAAGCAATGGGACAGCCATCAATGTGCTCTGCTATATCCTTCTTTTTATTAAAATCAGTTTGATATTCGTCAATAGCAGACCATGCCATGTCAAAGGCTTGTTCAGGGCTGTCTGCATTGAGAATATAATGTGTTTTTTTGACAAACTTATTATCTATCAAAGTGGTGTATTCACATAAAGCAATATATGTTTTCATTTACTAAACCTCCGTAAAGCTAGTTTTATTCACGAAAATCATCACAAATTTCTATCACTGGTAATTCGGGTTTATGCCTACCCCAGTCTGATGATGCGATAACAACTTCACCACCGTATTGTTCCAGCTTTGCCATCAAAGTAGCTAGATTTGAGATATCTGTTACTGTGACAGTTTTCTGTACCGATTTACCATCACCAAGCATTTCTTGCTGACTGTACAATCTAGTATTAAATATCTTTGAAATATCATCAGTCACTGTGTCATCCCACATTGACGTTTGCTTAATTTTAAAAAGCATTGTTTCACTCCCTTAAACTTAGTTTTTTTCGTCATCCCAGCTAAAAATAATGCGGTTATACTTGCTCGTATATTTCATATTAAATAGATTCCGTCTAGTAAGACTGCCTTGTTCACGTTCAATTTTTATGCCAGGCAACTTTTTCTTAAGCAATTTCAGCACCCGATCGTCGCTTAACCGACGTTTAAGGTAATCGTCAAACTTAGTCACATCGATTGAATATGCTGAATATCCTTTTTTTGCCGAAGTTTCAAATGTTTTCGGAAAGTCATTATGCTCAAACCAACGATTAAACCATATTTCAAAACTTTCATGCTGTACTGTTCTCAATGTTTCACCTAGGTTTTTCAATCATTATCACTCCTAAATATTGTTTTTAATTATTTTCCGTTGTTTTTATTCCTCTTTCTGATCTTTTTGCCCTGAATCCAGGTGCCAACATCATGCTCTGACCACTCACCACGTGATACCACATAACGGCTCTTGATTGGTCCACCAACTTTAAGTTGTTGAGAAACTGCTGATCTGGTGACCTTCAGTAGGCTGGCTAATTCCGTCATATTTTGAGTATATCGACTACGATGCGTGTAACGGTCAGTGACACGGTACAGATAAACGTCTTCGTCTTCCGATAATTCCCTGTTAAGTAATAGCAAGCGCGGATCATCATCAGGCGCGTTCATTACACTGCCATAACGGTCCTCAAGTTGTCTGATTAATTTCAATTCACGTTCTTTCATGCTTTCACCTCACATCTAGTAGCCGATTTGAGCAAGCTCAGGCATTGTTAGCTTTGTCCTTAACGGCCCGACTACTTTTAATTACGCGATAATGCGGATATACTTCGAACCAATTTCAGTTTTTAGCTCTTTTTCAAAGTATTCTTTGATCCGCTGAATCGCATCGTTGCGCCAGTAGCCACCGTCACTTTCAATTAAGGCGCCGCGCATCCCGTCGTGCATTCTAAAGATAAACTTGCTGGTGGGTTGTTCAATTTCGGCAAACGTCCGATACGGCTGTAACTCAACGGGGTTAGGCACACGTACATCCCCCGCACTGGCAACGCCTGTTTTAACTGTAACCGCCTGAGAGACGCCGTCATCACTCGCATTTTTAACATTTTCTTCTTTCAAATTGCCCAGCACTTTCATTAAAATTTCGCGGTCAGATGTGTTAACAAACTGTGACTGTAAAATAATGATCAACTGTTCTGCTGCGATAAAGTTATCAAAAGAGATATCGGGCACAATTGCATCAGACTTAATTAATGTTTCGCGGTTATCGTATTGATCTAAACTGTTAAGTAATTCAACGTGTGTTTCGTTAACGATGTGCAAAATTAGTCTAGCTGTTTGGCGCTCAGCATTATTCTTAACGTAGTCAACTACACCAGATAATGTGTGTAAGGTCAGTGCATTGCGGACACCGTTAGCCGGTCGTAATTGAGTTAAATCGCCTTGCCCATCAATGCCGTATTCGATACCATCTTCAGTCTTAATGATTTTCTTACTGGCAGCTTCCTGCGCTAACTCAGATAAATATTCCAATGCTGCTTTTTCAATCATGTTCGTGGCCTCCTAGGCTTTATTTTTGGCTTGCAGATCAACAACATTATTTGCTTTTTGTTCAACCTGATCGACCGGCTCACCTTTATCATCCTTTAGCGTCGAGTCCTCCGGATCAAAATAGGTTTGACCTGGTGTTCCCGATTTAAGCTCGTTTGCCTCAACTCGACCCTTGTTGTTGCGTCCAACCATCATCAGCGTATTAATAGCAACCTCCGGCGCTAGTGTTGACTTAACATCAATGGCAATGGTGACAATGCTACGATCATCGTTGGGCGTAAACGTTGTCGTTAACGTGATTTTACGTTTCTTGTTTGCGTCCGTGTTAGGATCAAGAATGTTTTCCGCAATCCGTTTTAGTTCGTGATTAAATTTTTCTTGTGCGCCGCCATTAGCGAGTTCGGATAATTTAATATTCAATTCCAGCTTTTTCGACATCAATAACACCTCATTCTAAAGTTGTGTGGGTTGCGCGATACAGCGATTTTTCAAACGGTGACAGCTCTGGAACTGGCTGTTCATTTTCGCGCCGCTTAGCCTCCATACGTCGCTTTTTCTTCTTGATTACTGATTTTTTCTTTCCTTTACGCTTCACTGAGCTTTCTCACCTTTCCAATAACGCCATGATCAATAATGTGCGCTTTAAGCACCCGCCAACGCTCCACCGTATACATTTGTCCAATCCGAAACACATCCCCATCAAATCCAATATATTCGCTCTCAGGCAGATGTATTTCGATGTGTTTAGTCTTAACTAATCCGTCAAATAAACACACTAATTTGATCTCAACATGCCTCATGTTTGCCCACCCTCTCCGCTACGCGGGCCGACCATCCTTTATACACGCCACGTTCTTTATACGGGTGCTGTCGGATACGATTAAAGCCTGCTTTGACCCTAATCAACTGCAAGTACGGATGGTTGTCTGGCGCCAGAAAGACACTGCCATATTCATCAATCAATTTGCTGAGCCAATAGCAGATATCATGTGGCGCTAAGTTAGCGCCTGTCGCTATTGGTTCGGGTAATAGAGCCCGTCGCGGTCCATGAATCGTTTTATAAACTCGCGTCGGCAACGGATGGTCATAGTGCTCAACCAACCAAGCATTTGCTTCACACTTATCACGGAAATAACCGTAACTTTTATGACTATTGATGCCGGTCAGTTTCATGCTGCACCGCCTCCTGTTCCTTGAAATAATAAGCGGTACCCCTTTGCATGATGCCTAGCTTAACCAGTTCATCAAAATTTAAGCTGATTGGCCTAATATGGTACTTAGCAATAAACGTATTGATTCCGATCGTATGCTGTTCAGAGTGATGCACCGCACACAGTGCCATAAAGCGGTGCTTGCTATGATCGATTTTTTTTCGACTCATTCCCATGCCTACAGTCTCAACGTGTGCATATTGTGCGTGGCGGCGGCAAATGACGCACTCACGGTGTTCCAGACACTTCTTTTGCGCAAAATAGTCATTACTGATCGCATCCCAGACTTTTGATGCAAACGGCACGTCATTTTCAAAGCAGAACGTTAACAGTGTTTCGATGAACAAGCAAGCGACGGTTACGCTACAGTCGCTCAGACTAAAGTGCTCAGTGATTTCAGCATGTTCAGACATTGCTAATTGCTTCATGGACTGTTCAACATCAGGCGAATTATTGCGGTCTCCTTGCCATTTTGCAATCTCATTAATGAGTATCCACGCCTTAGCTCGCTGTTCTGGCGAAATAATGCGGTTATCAGCTACTTTAAGTGCAATTGTGGGTGTAACTCCACCAGATAATGTATAAGCCAGAGAAGCGTTAAATGGCTGCTTTAAATGGACCATAATATCCATCCCGTCTTGACTGACTTGTGACAGTTGACCAATATTGTTAAGCTCCATTGTCGTCACCTCCAGTTGCCCAGTCATACATTGGAATTGTTGGCGTATTTGCCGGCAACGGTGGCACCGCCGCTTTATCTGGTTGCTGTTGCTTCAGTGCCTTGACTTTCATCTGGTCGTATTTTTCGCGTAGTTTTTTCGGCGATAAGATATTAGTCATCCAAAACGAGTCAGACTGGCACCAATCAATCATGTTTCTAATTTGTGTTGGTGTCCGCTTATCACGTTCAATCATTAAGCGGATATCATTAGACCAGGTTTGCATGTTCGGTTGTTTTGCTTCGGGGTTGTTTCCTTTAATCGCTTGAAATAAATAGTCGGCTAATTCAAATTCAATTTCGCCTGACTGGTAAACACGCTTGCGTGCTTTACGAGAAGGTTTTATATTATCTCTGTCCTTACCTAACCTACCCTTACCTAACTCTAACCTAACCTGTGTATCCATTTGGTATCCATCTGGTATGACATCTGGTATACCATTGGTAGACACAGCCAGCTTATCCTTGATATAACGGCCATTCTCGTCGGTCGCTAATTGCCCTTTTTCGTCGCTATAGACTGTCTTTGTATAGCGATCGCTACGAATATAATTATGGATGCGCCAGTCCTTAATCACGATGACCCCAGTTTCAAATGTGATGATGAACTGCTTTGCTATTAATAATTTAAAATCATCAGTGCTGGCTCCGGTCATACGTATAATCGTCTTAGCATTAGATATAAAGCCATCATCATCAGCATGCATGTTTAAGTGGAAATACAGTGCCTGTGACGACAGAGGCAACTCCATAAATGAGTCAGTATCAGTTATTTTCTTGCTAAACATTCTTCGCTGTGCCAAAATCTAACCCCCTCTAAAATGGCATGTCTTTGTCATCCACTGTGACATCAGTGTCACTAGGATATGTGGGCGTCGGTTGTTGATTATCTGACTTCGGCTCCAACAGCGAGAAATTATCAGCAACAACTTCGGTCACATAAACGCGGGTACCAGCATCATTGTCATAAGAACGTGTTTGAATACGTCCTGTGAGACCTACTAGTGACCCTTTATGCGTAAAGTTAGCGAAATTTTCGGCTGATTTACGCCACATGACACAATTGATAAAGTCGGCTTCACGCTCACCATTACGATTAGTGAACTGGCGATTAACTGCTAAAGTGAATGAAGCAACTGCTGCACCACTACCGGTATACCGTAGTTCTACATCTCGGGCTAAACGTCCCGTTAAAACAACATTGTTAATCATTTATTACCCTCCAGTGATCGCCATTGTGTTTGTACTTCGTTAAAAAATTTGGCGGCGTTGCTGACCTCTTGTAACTCAGAACTCTCATAACCCACTTGGCCTAAAATACGTTGATAAATATCTGGCTCAGGCTCGTGTGTTTTATCGCTGATTCGTTTGATTAGCTTGGTAGCATTATTTAAAATTCCGCTGGCTCCATTACTTAAACTACTTTTACTCCGTTGCTGTTTATTAGGTCTGTTACCTTGTCCTGGCTTATGATAATTCTGTTGGTTACTTTGTTGCGGTGGATTTGGCTGTGCTCCGTCTTGATCTTCATCCGTAACAATGCCAAAGATGGCTGAAATCTGATAACGTTTTGCGTACGTGATCGTAGCGCCACCTTCCTGAGCGACCGACATTCGCTTGTTCTCGGCAACCGTAATCAAATACGGTTCAAAATGTAAATATTCTCCAGAAGTGTGCGTAACGATGGTGCCACAGCCGATTTTATTGTCCTTAGTGACGGGGTACTGCATGACCGCCAAACCATTTTTACTAGTCAACGGTAACAATTCCTGGTTAATACTATCTAAATTTGCATATTTACTATGTGAGATTGGGTTATCCCTATCTTTTGCAATTGGCTTTAGTTCTCCTTGAACCTTTGCAATTGCCGCCGTGATCTCTTTAATACTTTCCGAACGATCCATGTTATCCCTCCAAGTATTCATATTCGATGGCGGAATCATCCATGAATTGCTTTAACGCCATCAATTGCTCGTGAGTGCCCAGAATTCTTAACCGCGTTTCAACCAGTTCCGGTACAGTATTAACGACTTCGCCGGTTTCGGTGTCTACTGTTTTATTACCAACTTGTTTCTGCTTCAATTTTTCGACCGCCGCAGCGGCTTCGGCTGCCTTACGCTCTTGCTCGGCGGCTTCTTTTTGTCGAATAACGGCCTGATCAATACGCTTAAAAATCTCAACTAGCTCTACACCAGCAGATACTTGAGTGACCCAGCCCTCCGGTTGTTGACCGTTAGCTTCCGCATATTTACGAACAGATAACTCTTCAGTTGTAATTCGATCACGCTCAGCTTTAATCATCGTCATTGTCCCAGCAATACCGTCAACGATTTTCTTGTGACTAATCGACTTGTTTAACCATTCTGGATTAACTTCAACATCCGTAGCGGTAACGCCATAATTGGGCGCCATTTCATCAATCAAGGCTTGAACATTCAGCAGGCGTTGCTGACGTTGCCGTTCTTCAAGTTCCTTGATACCGTCATCTATCGGAGTGATCACTTGTTTAATTGTTGCCTTTAAGCCATTAATACGTGCTTCAAAGTCATTTAATGGCTGATTGTAGCCGCGTTTAATACTCTTGCGATTATCATCGAGCTCAGCAACGACCTTGCGCATTTCGGCACGTACTGATTTGGTGTCTGCTAAGGTATCCTCGGTAACGACCAAACCTTTATATTTCGCCGCATAATCAGTGATTGCCTGTTTCAGCTGTACTTCGTTAGTGATTACGATTGGCGCCGGCTTATATTCGATCGTAAACTGCGGTAAAATTGCAGTAACTTCATTTGCCATTGATTTAAGACCTCACTTTGTTTTATACTTAACTCGTAAAATTATTTAATATGATTATTTTGTTTGACCGCATGTATGGCAGTACGTGCGGTCTTTTTGTCGTCCTCACAAATTTTCACCCATTTATTAACGACTTTTTCGCGACGGTCAGACGGCGTGTTATCAAGGCCAAAGAATGCTTCAATGCCATCTTTGCCGAGATAGTAGGCGCCTAGCACACTCAAACCCCATAAAATAATCATGACAAGTCCTCCCAGTTGATGACCAACTTATCGGGTAGTTTCGTTACAATAAATCCTTCTGTCACCAGTTGCTCGATGCTTTCATCATTCAAGCTTTGGTCGACAACTAAGCTCTTTTTACCCATAAATGCGGCAGATTCGATATCGTTCTTTAATTGACTGATCACACCATTGCTTTGGGCCTTTTTAACGACCTCTGCAAAACCTTCAAAACTGTATTGATTCATTTAAAATTCCTTCTTTCTTTTAATCACCAATTAAATTCCCGCCAGTGCTGTTCTAGCCACTGGCTAAATTCAGTAGCCTTAAACAGCCAAGCTTTTCCTTGGCGTCCCTCAACAATGATATGATCATCGATCATAGTCTGGATCTCACGACTAAATCGTGGGTTAAAAATTGTGTTGTCTTTGACCCAATCCTTCGATTTTCCACCAAGCCACTGCTGTAAATCTTTGATTGTCCACATCCGACCAATTAGTCCAAAGTCCTGATCATCAAGCTTACGTTGAACCTCTTCACGGATAACCCTCTCAGTCATCTGTTCTACTGTTTCGGGCATATGCGATTGCCTCACTTTCTGATAAAATTAAGTTATTCCAATATAAGGTGGTGAAAATTATGCAACTTGTTCCAATAATTATCTCTGTCATTGGTTTAATTGTTTCGGCTACAAGTATGATAATTTCTTTACTCATATACCGAAGAACTATCGTACAAGAACAACAGGATTTGGATATTGAACTTTTACATTCATATGCTGCGACAACAAGTGGTATTCGTTTTTTATTTGTTGATATAGTGGCAATCAATAAATCAAAACTGCCCATTGCACTGACTGGAGCAACACTAAAACTTAATGTTGCTAGTAATCTTAAAGATGAATTATCATATCCTGTCTTTCATGGTATGTCCGAAAAAGTACGAATAAGTTATTTGAAACAAGCATCAAGCGATGGAAGCGAAAAAATAATTCAGGAAGTATATTCAACCCCGTTTCCGGTTAATATTCCCGCAATGACAACGTCCTCTGTCACAATCGCCATTAAGACACCGGATTATTTTACCGATATTAATAGTGCTCACAAACCATCACTAGAAATCCTTACAACCGGTGATTCTATAAAGATACCAAGGAATAAATTAATAGAATCAGTGACAGAATTATCCCAACGCCTGAAAGAATCATTCCTGCGATAGCCAACTTAGCAATTATCGGTTTTTTATGAGAGCCTTTTGCTCTCTTTTTTTTGAACAAAATTCAACCACCTCACTTTCCCTACCTAGTATTCCTGTTTCCACGTGCCGAACTTAATTGCAAAGTCTTTAACAACAGCCATGTAAATCTCAATCAGCTTTTTATCATTGCCAATCACATCAACCTTGCTAGTCTTGTCACGTTTAGACTTTGCGGCGCCTTCCTCAGCCATACGCCGGCGCAAATTGGTCAGTCGAGTTGAAAGTGACACCGCACCACGCCGATCAACTTCATCGTAAATATCATTTCTGACCGTTCGATGTGCTTCTGGTGAACCGCCTTGTACTCGCACCACTGCATTGATCAAATGACTAGTAGCATTGCGCCAATCCATTGTTGAGGTCCCGACAATATCAGCAATGCCATCAAGCTTTTTATTCATTTGTTTTTGAGCCAATTCATTAGCAGCTAGTTTCTTAACTACACCGCTCATGAATTGCAATTCAGGTGATAATTGGGAAGTATCAAGCTCATTTTGCTTAGCTTGTTTTTCCATTTGAATGAAATATTTACGGGCCTGTTTACCCTTCTCAGTACGCTGAATCATAGACAGCTCTTTTGCCATATCTAAAGATAAAGCATGATTTTCAATTTCTTTATAACCCCCATTTGCAATCGGACTTTTTTGTCCGAATGCCACAAAATCAGTATCTTCAGTAAACCCATATTCAATCATTCGCGGGAACCACTTTCTATACGGTGTTTCAACTCCTAGAAAACCATGTAAGTCGCGACCGTCAACAACAGTGCTACCTTTTTTATTTTGGAATGTTTTGATTAATTCGTTCATGCTATTTTTCCTCCTTATCATTCAGCTCCTATTTCTGGTCGAATTTTGTAATCATCAATAATCTTTAAAACTAGCTCATTAGCTGCAGCTGATTGTCGTGCACCGCTGAGCACTTGCCCCATATAAACCTTCCCGACACCGTAAGCTGCAGCAAGACTTGTGGTACTGATATCATGTTTATTCAGATACTCACTGATCAACTGACGGCCATTTAAAGTTGTTGGCATTTAATCACCTCCTTTTTATGTATGTAAGCTAAATTGATAGCTATTTAGAATATCTTTGAATAAACTATTGTCATTTTTTACTCGATGTTGTACAATCAATGCATAGTTAAATAAGCCTTTACAAAGCTATTAATCGTTGGGGAACGGTATTCATTAGCTCTATTTTGTTGACTTAATTAGCTATCAATCTAGCTTACAAATATTATTCTACTCAATATTGTACTTATGTCAACAGTTATTATTCGATATTGTACAAATTTATTTGTAAGCCTCAAAGGATGACTGATATGACGCTGTTTGATAGGGTAAAAGTTTTAGCGGATGAGCAAGGTAAAAGTTTAAAAACAGTCGCTTTAGATCTAGGATTTGGCGAAAATTCATTTTATGGTTGGAAAACCAAAAATCCCGGTATAGATAAATTACAATCAGTCGCAGACTATTTCCATGTGTCTACCGATTATTTATTGGGTAGAACTAATTCGCGTGATACTGCAGGCAACGATCACATTGATGTGGAAGACCTTGTTAATGATGCAGCTATGCTAACATCACGCGATCACGCTTTGTCTGATGAGGATCGTGATGCTATTAGAGCTATGCTCGCAGGCTATTTGAATAGTAAGGAGGGACAGCGTAGATTGAAAAAATATGGGGACGATAAGTTAAACGGGAAGTGATTATATGATCTATGACACACTGAGTGAGGGACTTACGGCCATTGATCAACTCGGTACATATGATCCGGACGAAATTATCAGTGCTTTTGATATGGATTTGAATTATTCGGATGACATGCCTAATCACATTAACGGCTATACTTTTCCGTTAACACGGACACTTTTTATTAATAGTAAGTATTTAGGAAAGCTGACAGAGATACACCCAAAATGCCATGAAATTATTCATTGCTTACTGGATAACAATGCCGAACCTCTACTCGAAAGTTCTTACGTTTCAAATACCAAGATAGAGGCGAGGGCAAATAATGGCGCTTTTTATATTATGACTAAATGGTACTTAGAAAAAACAGGCATTAACCTAGCCGATTTCAATATTCTGGATTTCGCCGAAACATTTAGTCTAGACGCAAAATTAATTTATCCAGCTGCAAATATAGCTGAAAAAATTATTAATAAGCATATTGCAGATCACGAATTTTATTACTAAATAAAAAATCCCCTACCCGCCGGTAACGAGTAAGGGATGCCTCCAATGATAGGAAGCTCACAACATTATTTTATCATACGGAGGATAGTCATGGGGAATGAAAATAACGGAAAGAAACCATTCTATAAACGCTGGTGGTTTATCGCTTTAGCTGTTTTATTTATTATTGGAACCATTGGTAATATTGTTGACCCAGAATCAAATGAGACTGCTAAAACAGAAAGTAGTTCCACTACTAGCAAGCCAAAGATTACATTAGATAAGTCCACAATTACCACTGATGCAGACGGAGTTGCAATCATTACGGGAAGAACAAGTGCGGACGCATCTGTTACTGCTGGAATCACTCATACAACTAAGGCCAACTCAAGGGGAAAGTTTAAAGTTAGCTATGATTTAAGTAGCCCTGAAACAAAGACCGTTAATATTACAGTAACTAAGGGCGGTACGACAGCCACAGACTCTGTAATAATTAAGCCTGCAACAAAATTCAGGGATGAAGAATCAAGTACAGCGCCTTCTAAAACGAGTTCATCTAAAGCAAGTTCATCTGCTGCTTCCAGCTCAAGCGATAAACCAGCAACATTAAATTCCAACGCTAGTATTAAACAATACTTAAAGAAAAACACGAATGTAAAAATTCTTGAAGTAAACGGCTACTATGCTGCGGAAGCTGGTCAAAGTACTGTACAAGTCACCATTCAAGGAAGTGAAAATCTCACTAAAAAGATGACCGTCCAGTCGATGTATATGGATATCAGTAGTATCTGGAAAGCTTTTCGCAAAACAGACATGTCTAATTTTTCTAACATTGGGATTTCTGTCAAGTATCCTCTACAAGATGATGGCGGAAACGAAACCAATGAATATGTTATTAAATCTGGTATAACACCTGAGAAACTAAGTCAACTTAATGTTACGAATTTTATGTTTAAAAATGTTCCAACTTTTGCTACAAGCTGGTGGCAACATCCCGCCTTAACAAGAGCATTGGAATAACTCGTAGAAAGATAAGGTGAATATTATGGGATTATTTAGTAACGCCATGAATAAACTTGAAGTACAGACTGTGGGGGCAATCCCTAGTGGGTATGAATCTCTAGGTCCAGTGATGGGCTTTAAAATGATCTATAAGTTTGCAACTGTAAATGAAAAGAATTTGAAAGCCGCAACACAAGATGCTATGAACGACTTAGTATCTAATCTAAAGGCAATCAATGCAGACGGTTATGCAAATCTCAGAATAAGTCAAATATCGGCCGGTCATGATAATGTGGATTTTGGTGTAACAGTCTATGCTGATGCAATAAAAAAAGTTTAATAAATAAAAAAGCACATCCCCACTCGCCAAAGTAATGGATGTGCTAAACCAATAAAAACTCACGCCAAGCGTGGTGTCTTTGTATACTCTATTTTAGCATAAAGTCACCCATTGGCAATGAAAGGATGATTTTTATGACAGCACCAAAACAACCAAAAGATCCAGGCATTACTCTAAGAAATGGAAAGTATCAAGCTAAGGTTTACTATTACGATAAGAGCGGTAAGCGGCACGCTAAATCTAAGGCCGGATTTAAACGTATTGCGGAAGCACGGGCCTTTGTCCAAGAATATCAGTATCTAGCCCTTAAAAATGAGTTAGATCCTGGTAGTGACATACTTTTACTGGATTATTTTAAAGAATGGTACGAGCTTTATAAAAAGCCTGTTGTCTCACCACGGACACTTAAAGCCTACGAATATACTTATAACGTGATCAAGAAATACCTGCCCGATAAAAAGTTGGCTGAGCTTGACGCCAAAAGTTATCAAAAATTTTTACAGAAATTTGGCGTTGATCATGCCAAAGCGACCGCCCATAAAGTCGATACCTGCATCCATGGCTGTATTCGTAACGCAGTCTATGATGATTTGATCAAAAAGGATTTTATCGAGCGCACCACGATCGTATATGATCAAAAACGTACTCTACAGATCGACTATTTAAATATTGACGAAATGACCCGCTTGACCGATCACGTTAAACAGCGGCTTACGCCTAAAAATATGAGTAGCTATATGATTTATACTGCGGTTTACACTGGTATGCGCCTTGGCGAAATCCAAGGGCTACAATGGCGCGATATTAATTTTAACTTTAAAACGATCAGCATCAAGCGAGCCTACAGCGAGGTCGAGCATGATTTTAAAGAACCAAAAAATGAAACATCTAAGCGGATTGTTCGAGCAAATACTAATTTGCTGGCAATATTAAAGGATTTAAAAAAACAGGTAAAGCCAAAATCTGATAAACAACAGGTATTCTTAAATAGGATAACCGGCGTACCCACCTCAAATGCGGTAAATAAGGCGCTTAGACGTGCGCTAAAGGCCAGTAAGATAAATCGGCAAGGCTTCCACTTCCATTCGCTTAGACACACACATGTGGCCTATTTGCTAGCTAACCAAATTGATCTTTACGCGATATCAAAAAGATTGGGCCACGCGGATATTGGGATCACATCAAAGGTGTATTCTTACATGATTGATGAGTATAAGGTGCAAACCGATGATAGCATCGAGACCGCACTTCAAAAAATTGAGAACAATTTGAGAACCGCACCCGCTAAAGCCCAATAGGATAGGGCTGGTGATTCCCTCCAGGCGCATAAATAATTTTGAGTTTGACGTCTTGTTGATGCAAGGCGTTTTTTAATTATCGCGATAAAATTTGAAGCTCCCACTTGATGATTTAATACCAAAAATCACCCGACTGTGC